CAATCACGACTAATGCGGATACTCATACCACTACTATTGCTGATGGTTCTACTGATCCCGGTAGGAGTCTTTTCCTTAAATACACTGGCACACTCGATTCTGCTTGCACCATAACTATTGGCCCGAACACTGTTAGTAAGCTCTGGCTCATAGAGAATGCCACTTCTGGGTCACAGAACATCATCATTAAGCAAGGCTCTGGCGCGACTGTCACAGTGCCCAACGGCCAGACCAAGGCTATCTACTCAGATGGTGCCGGATCAGGCGGCGCGATGGTTGATGCCTTTCAAGACCTGTCCATCCCAGATTTATTTGTAGATGATGACCTAACGGTAGGCGATGACCTAATTCTTTCCTCCGATGGCGCAATCTTGAAGTTTGGTGCTGACGCTGATACTACGCTGACTCACACTGATGGCTCTGGTCTGACGTTGAACTCTACGAACAAGATTATGTTCAATGATGCGAGTCAGTTTATCCAAGGATCGTCTGCAACGGTTTTGTCGTTGGGTGCGACAGATGAGATTGACCTGACTGCTACTGCTATCGATGTGAATGGCACGATGGACGTAAGCGGTGCAATCACTTCTTCGGCTGGGGCAACCATAACTGTTGCTGATAATAGTGCTGCTTTAACTCTTATTAGCACAGATGCAGATGCCGATGTCGGGCCAGTGTTCATATTGAAAAGAAACTCTGCTAGTGCAGCAGATAATGATTTTCTTGGAAGGCAGCAGTTCGTTGGAAAAAATGATGCGGATGAAGAGTTTGTACTCACAGATATTTTAACAAGAATCACAGATGCGTCTGATGGAACTGAGGATGCCAGATTTGATCTTAATACGATGGTTGCTGGTACGAGCAGAAACAGAATTACTGTTTCAGCGACAGAAACAATAATGAATGAAGGATCAGTAGACCTAGACTTCAGAGTGGAGTCAGACAACAACGCTAATATGTTTCTGGTTGACGCTGGGAATGACCGTATTCAGATTGCAAATCTTTTACTGGGTGAGATTAGTTCTAATGTAGACATCATTCAATCAACGAGCAGTTCGGGTTTATTGGTAGACGTAACGGGCGACATTACTTTTGATGCAGATGGGGGTGATTTCAACTTCAAAGATGGCGGTACTACTCTGCTTAGTTTGAGTAACGCTGGCAGCAACAACGTACAGTTTTTAACAGGAATCAGTGATGGTGACCTTTTATTCAAGGGTGTAGATGGCGGCTCAGTAATCACAGCCCTGACCCTTGATATGTCAGAGGCAGGTATCGCCACATTCAACTCAGGCATCAACATAGGAAACAGAGGTTCTGCTTCTGATCCCACGCTACAATCTGCAATAGACCCAGATACTGGTGTATTTTGGGGTGGTAGCAACATTCTTGGTTTTTCAAGCGGTGGCGCTGAACGACTGCGTGTAAGCAGTGAGGTAGTAGTTAACGAACCAAGTAATGACGTTGACTTCCGCGTTGAGTCTAATGCAGACGCAAACGCATTCTTCGTTAACGGCGGTGATGGAGTAGTTTCTTTTGGTGGTATGGGTGCTAACACCCGAAGCCCATCATCCGTAGAGCCTAAATTCCAAGCGAACTCACTCACTCGCATGGACTCTTCAATATCTCTGTGCTGTAACTCAAATGACGCTCTTGCTTCTTTGCTCATGTTTAGCAAAACGCGATCAGCTAACCGTACTGGAGCAACTATTTGTCAAGCTGGCGATGCCGTAGGTGCAATTACATGGAACGCCGCTGATGGCAATGACATAGATCATGGTATTGCTGCGATTGATGCGGTGGTTGAGTCAGGCATTGGCGCTAACGATACTCCCGGTGCGATTCGTTTTTACACCAACAGCGGCACCACTGCTGCTACTGAACGATGGCGCATGACAGGGACCGGGGTGCTAGTTGGGGGTGGACAAACTCCAGCAGGACTAGCTGGCGACCCTGCTGATGCTAACTTTGCAGAAATTGGGCCGGGATACCTGAATCTAGCTAGGGACGATACTGCCGCCGCTGCACAGATATTGTTTGCAAAAAATGGCACCGCTGTTTCGTCAATTCAAACAAGCACTAACGGACTTATTCTTCAAGTGACGGATGGTCAAGGATCTGTTGTTGCGAATGATGCGGGTAATGCAAATACTGACTTCCGCATTGAGTCAAGTGGGTTTGCCAATCAATTTTACGTTGATGCTGGAAATAACACCGTAGGGATTGGTCGTATAGCTAGTTCTGCCGTAGTTGATGTTGAATCAGCATCAAGTGGAACTCTCACTGCTTTGAGAATCAGAAACAGGGGTCAAGTAGCAGGATCAGCAGTCAAACAAGTGTTTTCTCTGAATAGGGACGCTAGTGATGTTGATTTTGAGGCAGGATCTATAAGTGTTCACAAAACACAAAATTGGACTGCAACATCGTCAACCATTGATTCCTACATGGTGTTTAACATCATGGAAAACGAAGTGTCACGCGAGGCTTTGAGGCTGACACAAGATAGGCAAGTTGTTATGCCCGGTGTCGCGGACGATACCACCTCAGATGCCGCCAATATAAACATCCGAGCTTCTGATGGTCTAGTGCGGCGTAGCACCTCAAGTCGCCGTTACAAAAACACAATCACCGACGCAACGCATGGTCTGACTGAACTACTTAATTTGCGGCCAGTAACGTACAAGGGCAATAACGATGGTGACCGTTTATTTGGCGGTTTAATCGCAGAAGAAGTACATGAAGCCGGTTTAACGGAGTTTGTTCAGTACAATAGTGATGATGAGCCAGACGCTTTGGCATACGGACATATGGTTTCTTTGTGCATCAAAGCAATCCAAGAGCAACAAGAACAAATTGAAGAGCTGAAAGCTGAAATAGCGACATTAAAGGGAGAATAGCATGGCTATAAACACAACTTGGTCGGTTGGTAATTTGACCCGTGTAGACGCTGATGGTGGCGTCATTCAAGCAGTCTGGAGCCTAGTCGCAACAAGCGATGGCGAAGGTGGCGAAACTGCAACAGAAGGCGGTAAAAATCGTTTCACTTATGATGCGTCTGCTAGCGACTATATTGCTTATGACGATCTTACTGAAGCTGATGTGCTTGGCTGGATCTGGGAAGCCAACAAAGAAGGCGACGAAACCGCTGAAGAGTACAAGGCTCGCATTGAAGCGGAGCGTACCGCAAAGGTTCAAGCGCAGATTGATCGTAAAGCAACTCAAGCAACTGGAGTACCGTGGTAATGAGTGAAGAACAAAAAATTGTCATAAACGACGAAGAGTACAACTTTGGTGATCTCAAGGTTGAGACTCAGGCGCACATTGCTAGAGTCGCAGAGATCCGTCGTGAAATCGCTGCACTGCAACAGCAGGTCGCAGAGCGTAACGTGTTACTGCAAGCCTATACCCAAAGCATCGCCGAAAGTGTTCAGACAGTAGAAGAGCCTGAGACTTCACAAGGTCTACCCGAAGGCTTCAAGGAACACTAATGAGTTTGTTTGAAATCGTGACTACCCTAACCACATTGTCAGTCGTTGCGTCTGCTGTGTGCGCCGTTACGCCAACCCCAAAAGATGACGCATTTTTAGCAACCTATGTGTATCCAGTGATTGAAGCTCTGGCACTTAATGTTGGTAAAGCTAAAGAATAACTATGTGCTATCTAGCGATGGCAGAGGAATGGGGCTTGGACAACGGTGATAAGGCATTGAATCAGATCTCTACTCACGAGCAAGTGTGTGAGCAGCGTTACCTGCGTATTGAAGAACGTCTTGCCAGTGGGTCTAAACGGTTTGATGAGCTTGAAGCAAAGATGGACACTGTATCCAACAGATTATGGTGGATCATCGGTTTAATTGTAGTGAGCATTTTAGTGCCACAGTTTTTAGGAGGTTGATATGTCAGAGGAAGGAATCCGAGTCCCAACATGGGCGCTGCCAGCATTTTTAGCTGTACTTTCGGGTGCCGTTGTATGGGGTGCTAGTCAAGCACAAGCACAGGCTACACAAGAAGAAGTAGACCGTATTGAAGCTGCTGTCGTGAGTGTTGTTGAAGAGGCCCAAGCCACGGGAAAACTCGCAGCAGTCAATGCGACAAAGATCGAGGCTATCGTAGATTCATTGGCGGAACAAGCCGAGACAGCGAAAGCGTCAGATCAGAAGCTCCAGCAACTGATCGAAATAATGTTGAAGAATCAGAATTAGAGTACGACCCCGCCAACCCGAATCTGTTTTGCGATTTACGGGAGTGGCGAATGTTAGAGCTAGTCGATCCTCCTGCATACCGTCATTGCCTTGCGCTGGCATGGTTACGATACAACCACCGCCAGTGTGGATATGGCGCTCAGATCTATATACAGAACACGATGCCGCGTGTTTTAGGCACAGCTCATCAGCTTGATGTAGAACTTCTTACTTGGGAACTTGTTAAGCCAAAAGCTGTGCGTGCTCAGGCTGTACAGAAAAAGCGGAGGCTGTGATGGATGTCCCGCCAGTATTTCCGAACAGCGTCAACGCACCATCAGAGGTGGTGGTCAAGGACAAGATACACAGGCTGCTGCGTTTAGATCAGATTAGCCGTACTCGCACTAATAAAGTAGAAGCGTTAACACAATACAGCGAGACGTATTACTACTATAAAAACGGTCAAGTTCTTTCCACCATTGTAAAGGTTCAAGACCAGTTTCAACTGGACATACGCGCATGACGATGATGATTTTTGTTTTGATTGTTCTTGAGCGTGGGCAACCCACGGGTGAGGAGTTGTACTTCCGAGAATTAACGTCGTGTTTGGAGTATTCCAAGGCGCTTAACGCGCAGTCTGTTGGTGCTATTAACGAGTTACTGAGTAACAACAGCTACTTCAAAACTTACTGCCGTGTGCGGGAGATACCTACCTCAGAAGCAGGCACCAAGATACTTTTCCGTGATCCGGCTAGAAAGGATGAAGGTTGATGAGTCCGAAGAAATTAGAGCCTAAATCGCGGTATGCTCAGTACGACCTAGATGGAGACGGGGTCGTGAGCGATGAAGAATTGGCACGAAATCAAGAGCTTGTTGAGATTGAACTGCGTGAAGAAAAAGCAGACAGTCAACGAAGAATGGCTTGGGTTAGTCTTAGTAGTATGGTGGTTTTCGCTTTACTACCACTTCTGCCCTTCATACCTGAGTCTCGCTTGTCCACTTTGGCGTCTTTGAGCGATATGTTGTTTCTCAGTCAGGCATCTATTGTGGGGCTATACTTTGGTGCTACAGCGTACATGGCAAAAGGGCGATGAGCGATGAAAGGCGAGTTACATTGCGCTGTGCTGGTTGCAAAAAGCCGGGAGCAGTGATGGATTTTGTACACCTAAAAGTAAAACTACTTTGCGGCAAGTGTTTTGCCCGATATAGCGGGTGGGCGTAATGGGGATACTCGGATCACTCATAGGCCCAGCAACTCAGCTACTAGATAAGGTAATTGAAGACAAAGACGAAAAGAATCGTATTGCCTTTGAGTTGAGTACCCTTGCAGAGCGTCATGCCCAAGAGCTTGCCAAAGGCCAGCTAGAAGTAAACAAGGTAGAGGCTGCCTCCAAGTCTTTGTTTGTGGCTGGGTGGCGACCTTGTATCGGGTGGGTGTGCGCGTTGGGGCTTTTTTACAACACGATCCTTTCAAACATACTGGGCATCTGGGTAGAGGTGCCAGAGATAGACACCACGCTACTTGTACCCGTTATGATGGGAATGTTGGGCTTAGGCGCGATGAGATCATACGAAAAGGTACAGGGCGTAAGCCGGGAGAGGTAATGGGTATCCAGTTAATAGGAATGTTGAAGCGCCATGAAGGTGTGCGTAGTCATGCATATAAGTGTTCAGAAAATATGATCACTGTAGGCGTTGGGCGCAACATAGACGAAAACGGTGGGCTTGGACTTTCTGATGATGAAATTGAGTATTTACTAGCCAATGACATAAGGCGTGTGCGTGATGAACTTGAGGACACTTACTTTTGGTTTGCTGCTCTTAACGAGGCACGAAAAGACGCGATGATTGATATTTGCTTTAATCTTGGTCTTACGCGACTGCGTGGTTTTGTGAAGGCTTTAGAGGCGATGTCCCGTGAGCAGTTTGACATAGCGGCTGATGAGTTCATGGATTCTAAGTGGAGTGAGCAGGTTGGTAGCAGGGCGGTAGAAGTTACTGAAATGATTAGAACTGGAGAGTATTAGTAATGGCATTGTTTAATACCACTTCTCAAGCGCCTCAACTTGGGTTTGCACCCTCTCCTACGCTTAGCGGATCGTTTACTCAAGCCCCTGTCCCTGTGGGGTACGGGCAAATGCAAGGTCAACCTACGCTATCTAGAAACCCTAACTATGGGGTTCCTTCTGGTATAGCAGCTTTACTGGGTGGCGCTAACCCTATGGGCGCCCCCCAACCAAGCGCAACATTGACCCCTCAGCAAGCGGTGGCGACGTTAACGCCGGGAAGAGCCGACCCAACATCCATGTCCCAGTTTGGGACATCGTTTGGCCTTGGAGGCTCTAGCCCTGCAACCCCGCCGATGCCGGGAACAAATCCTTTTACTGGTCAGGCGTTTCAAACATTTGATCCAACAGAAGCCGCAAACATATTTACGCAAGGAAGGATTGCTGAAGAGCAAGCTGCTGCTCAGGCTTTTGCACAATCTGAAGCAGACAGGGTAGCGGCTGAACAAGCTGCCGCAGCACAAGCTGAGGCAGATAGAATAGCCGCAGAGCAAGCTGAAGCTGATCGTATTGCGGCAGAGCAAGCCGCCGCTGAAGCTGAAGCCGCAAGAACCCCTTATGATGACCCAGCATTAGAGCAGTTAAGGGCTGATGTCATAGCCCAAGGGCCAGAATCTTATGGCACCAAGCTTTACGAAGACCTTTTGAATGCGTTTGATACTTCAAACAGAACAGATCAAATTGTTGCTCAAAATAATGCAGCTTTAGAGCAGGCGCGAGCCGAGGCGGAGGCTTCTTCTTTAGCTCTTGCTGAAGCTCAAGCAGAGGCTGCTGCTGCAAAAGAGCAGTTGAGTGGTTTCTTTAATCCTCCCCAAGAAACAACGCCTGAGACAGAACCAGCAATACCTGCTATGTCGCCTGTTCCCGATGTTATGCCTCCTGCTGTAGCTCCCATACCCGCTATTGACTCACCAATAATGCAAATGGGCGCATTTAGCCCAGAAGCGAATATGGCAGGAATGTTTGACAGAGTTCTGCTACCGACAGAAATACCAGAGCCTGCTCCTTTACCAGAGCCGCCGTTAATTGAGAGGCCATCAGTCGTGCCATCTAGGCAGGACGTTATGAGGCCACCTCTACCGCCTCCACCGCCACCTCCTCCGGCTCCAGTTGCTCTTCCTCTTGAACCTGAGGCTGGACTTGGCGACAGGCTGCGTGGCATGGGCGGTATATTTGCTAATGCAGTTGCCCCCGGTGATGTAGGGTATGAGGACTTAGCATCAGCGGCTGCTCCAACAGGGGGAAGCCTTGCTAGTGTCGTACAAAGACCAGCGCCCACACCACGGCCAGTGCCGCTCGCGCCCCCGTTAAATCCAAACTCAAGGATTTCTGATATTGGCAAGCTTTTGGGTGGGGCTAGAGGTAGTGGCTCTTTGATGACCCAGCCTCAACCAACGCCAGCCGTACCCGTTGGTATAGACGCATTGCTTGGTGGCGGAAGAGGGGAGCCAGCAAATATCCCAATGCCAGCACCAATGCCAGCACCGTTGCCACCGCCTCCAGTGGTTGCTACGCCAGCTTTGAGGCAACCATTGCCGCTACCGCCTGTGACTACTCCTGCGGAAGCAAGGGCGGCAGCAACGCCTAAACCTTTTGTAGCTCCTGATTTGTCAGCATTGCTTCCAGTAAAGCCGAGAACTCAAAAGGTCATTAAGCCTAAGAAAGGCAAGAAGAAAGTTCCTCAGCCTGATCAGAGATCTAGCAGGAAAAAACGCAGACGTAAGCAGAGAGGGCCGCGTTAAACATGGCTCTCAGTAAAATCAAGTTTGCCCCCGGCGTAAACAAAGAAGGCACAGAGTATTCTGCTGACGCAGGATGGTTTGATGCTGACAAGATACGTTTTCGCCAAGGCAGAGTTGAAAAGATAGGGGGTTGGGAGAAGTACACAGATCAAAGCTTCCTTGGTGTCTGTCGGTCTTTACACAACTGGTCATCTTTAGAGTCCATAAACTATCTGGGTGTGGGTACTAATCTAAAGTTCTATGTGGCTGAAGGCGCTGGGTACAACGACGTAACCCCAATAAGGCTTACCTCTGGCGCGGGTGATGCTACATTTGCAGCAACAGACGGCTCTTCAACAATCACAGTTACAGAGAACGCTCATGGCGCGGTTGTTAATGACTTTGTTACTTTTAGTAGCGCAGCATCTCTTGGCGGGTTAATCACAGCCGCAGTCTTAAATCAGGAGTATCAGATTACTTCTGTGCCAACGACCAACACCTTTACGATTACGGCTAAGGACACAAACGGAACCGAGGTAGTCGCAAACTCTAGCGATACAGGTAACGGCGGTAGTTCTACTGTTGCGACTTATCAGATAAACACGGGCTTAAACACTTTCGTTCAAGGCACCGGATTTGGCGCAGGCACTTGGAGTTCTGGCGCTTGGGGCAGTTCTAGCAGCATATCTGCGGCTGGGCAGTTGCGCTTGTTTAGTCAAGACAACTTTGGCGAGGACTTGGTGTTCAATGCTAGAGGCGGTGGTATTTATTACTGGGACGAAAGCTCTGGTACAGGCACTAGAGCTATAGAGATTGGATCTCTTGCAGGGGCTTCAAACACGCCGACTATTGCCTTACAGGTTCTAGTTTCTGATATAGATCAGCACGTTATTGCTTTTGGCTCTAACCCGATTGGCTCATCAACTATTGACCCGTTATTAGTTAGGTTCTCTGATCAGGAGAATGCAGCAGATTGGACGCCAACAGCAACAAATACCGCTGGTGGTGTAAGGATAAACTCTGGATCAGAGATCATTGGTGCCGTACAGACAAGGCAAGAGATACTTGTTTTTACAGATGTAAGTTTGCACTCAATGCGGTTTACTGGCGCTCCGTTTACCTTCCAGTTTTCAACGCTAAGCACAGACATCTCTATGATCTCACCAAACGCGGCGGTTAACGCCAGAGGCTCTGTGTACTTCATGGATTCTGGTGGGTTCTATGTTTACAACGGCTCAGTGCAACCACTGCCTTGTAGCGTTAAAGAGCATGTGTTTACCAACCTGAACAAAGGTCAGGCGTTCAAGGTTTTTGCGGCAGAAAATAACGATTTTTCTGAAGTGATCTGGTTCTATCCTGTAGGCACCGATGACACTGAAATTACCAACTATGTGTCGTACAACTACGCTGAAAATCTTTGGGCTGTAGGCACTTTGGATCGTGGCGCTTGGATTGGTTATTCCAAGAACTCCAACCCTATTGCATCCAGCGTAAACACTGGGGTCACCGACGCAAACTACCTATACAACCATGAAATTGGTTTTGATGATGACGGTCAGGCAATGACGGCGTTTGTTGAGTCAGGTGATTTGGAGATAGGTGAAGGCGAGCGGTTTATGATGATTAGCAGGATAATCCCTGACTTTAGCTTCCGTGGAGCTACATCAGATGCGTCTGTTGATTTCACAATCAAAGGCAGCAACTTCCCGCTAGAAACGCCCACAACCCAAGCAACAGCTACAGTTACATCGTCAACTCAGCAGTCACACATACGCACAAGAGCAAGACATGCAATTGTTCGCATTGAAAGCAGCGGGTCTGGTTTTGGTTGGAGGCTTGGTGATCTTAGGTTTGATATGCGACAGGACGGTAGGCGCTAATGGCAACAAGACAAAACCCACTACCTGTTCCAACGCCAGAGTATGATGTTAACAACGAGGCGATTACTCGCAGAACCATAGAACAGGCGATGGATCAGATAGAAAACGATGTAAACCTAGCAAAGACCCAAGGCGACAAGTCTGGATCTTTAGCTATGCGTAGGTTCCAGTTCCTGCTTATGGGTGCATCGTGACAGACGTTATCAAGGTGCTTGGTCAGGTTGATGTCAGCGCGACTACAACAACGACTTTGTACACAGCGCCCGACCTAACACAAACAACTGTTAGCTCATTGGTTATATGCAACCGTGGCGGTTCTGGCATCACGTTCAGAGTCAGTGTCCACGTTGGCGGTGCAACAGCCGATGACAAGCAGTTTATTTTTTACGACGAGGATCTTGCAGCAACCACCACGAGGACGGTTGTAATAGGCATTTGCCTCTCTCAAACAGATGTGGTCAAGGTTTATTCCAGCGCCGCCAATGTAAGTTTTAACCTATTCGGGGTGGAGACAAGTTAATGAACTATGTAAGAGGACAGCTACAGCAAGCGCCATTACAGCCACAAGCAGAACAGATGGCCCAGTATGGTCGCTACGGCGACAGTATGTTGGTTCACATGAATCCAGCAGAGGTGCAGGGCATCGCATCACTCACCCCCGGCGGTTTAACTACAAACCCTGTCACAGGTCAGCCAGAGGCGTTTGCCTTCCTTATCCCTATGCTGGCAAGCATGGCCGCTCCCGGCGCGTTTACAGCCGCTGCTGGCGCTTTAGGCACAGGTGCGCTAGGAAGCACCTTGGCTGCAATAGGCGCTAACAGCGCCCTAGCAGGCGCTATAGGCTCAGGCCTTGCCACAACAGCCATGACTGGCGACCTCAAGAAGGGTATTGCTTCTGGCCTTATGGGCTACGGGGTAGGATCTGCTTTGGGTGCGGGTGCGGACGTTGCTACAGGCGCTGATGCCACTGCTGCCGCTTTGGATACAGCCACTACTGAGGGCGCTAAGCTGGCTGCTGATGCTACAGCGTTGCAAGCCGCCGCTGTAGACCCTACTTCGATAGAGGCGGCATCAAAAGCCGCAATTGATGCAACCAGCAATCAAGGTTTGCAGGATGCATTAAGCGACAGGCTTATATCCGAAAGAACCAGTGCTGGGTTTGGAGAAAGGCTTACGCAACCTTTTTCAAGTGGAGATGCACTAAAAGCTACAGCTAAAGGCCTTACGAAGCCTTCTGCAATCCTGCCAATGGCAATAGGCAGTGGTATGCAGGGCGACATAGAAATGCAGGAAGGCTACGAGCGCATGGCTCGTGAAGCTGAGCGTGAGCGCCAAGCGGAATCGGATAGAGCATACGAACTTCTAGGCACCTCTCTTTCGCAGGTTGGTCAGGATTACAACATGGATGTATCTGGTGCTAACAGACGGTATTCAGCTTATGACGGCTACAACATGGGTGGCATCGTATCTGTAAATCCACAAGAGTATCAGCGCCAGTTAGGTGAGGTTCAAAGACTTGGTCAAGCACCTGTCCGCATGGATATGGGCGGCCCTACAGGGGGGTTTAACCAAGATTATGTGCCTCCGAGTGTTAGGTTTGGCCTTGGATCTGCGGCGTCCCGTCAAGCTGGCCTTAGAGGCCCAGTGGCTAAAACGGCAGAAGAGCTTGCAGAGGTTGGGTATCGGCCCGGATTTGGCCCTGAAATAAGCTATTTTAGGGAAAGAACTCCAGAAGCTGACACTACAGACACAACAACCACAGACACTACAACGCCTCCAGTAGATGTGCCGTTTGATCCGGGTATGCGTGACGGCATCGGCTCTATGATGTCTGAGTCTGAGTACGACGCTTTGGTTGCTTTAGCTACAACGCCAAGGCGAGGTATGAGCAGGGCAAGCAAGAAGTATCAGGCTGCTGTTCAAGAGTATGAGGATCTTGGTCTGACTGGCGACAAACAAAAAGACATGGGCGTATTTCAAACACCAGTGAACATGGATGAGTTGGCGTTTGATTACACTGAAACATACGCTATGCAAGAGGGTGGCTCGGTTCCTAGCGCAGATCCGTTAATAGAGCAGGCAATGATGGCAGTTCTTGGGCAGCTATCTGAAGATGAGGCTGAGATTGTCATAAAAAGATTCGTTGATGAGTACGGGTCTGAGGCATTTCAAATGCTAAGAGAGCAGGTGCTGCAAGGCGTACAACCTAACTCGCAAACCGAAGGCCTTATTAAGGGCGAAGGTCGAGGTATGGATGACATGATTCCCGGAACTATTGGCGCTCAGCAGCCAGTAGCTGTTTCTCCCGGCGAGTACATCATCCCTGCTGATGTGGTATCTGCGGCTGGTGACGGCGACACAGATGCAGGCGCTAGACGTTTTGATCAGATGTTAGACGAAGTACGAATGCAAAAAACAGGTACAACGAAGCAGCCAGACCCGCTGGTTTCTAGTGCTGGAGGACTAATACCCGCATGAATCAACTATTAAGCTTTGACGAGTCAAGGGTTAGGGATATCTCTCGCGAACCAAAAGTTCGCAGCAAGTCAGCGCCGAGAGAAGTAACCCACGCCATAACTATGGTTCCACCAAACTATGTGGAAACTCTGTGGCCTGAGATAAGAGATCAGTTGCTCAAAGCTATTGCTAGGTCTAAGGGCCGATGGACGGAACGAGCGTTGTTTCACTCCGTTGTTTCGGGCAATCAGCACCTTTGGTTAGCGTTTGATTCAGAACACAAGATAAACGGAGTAGGCACTACAGAGCTTATGTCTTACCCCGGCAAAAAGATGCTCACAATACAGTTCTTGGGCGGCGACAAATTCAATGAATGGGTTTGGGACATGCTGGAAAGATTTACTGACTGGGCTAAAGATAATAACTGTGATGGCATAGAAGCTACTGCTAGGATGGGATTCTGGAAATGGCTTCAGCAAGACGGCTTTGAAAGGTCATATGTCGTTTACGAAAGGAGTTTGAAGGATGAGTAAAGGCGGTGGTGGCGGCGGCGTCCAACAAAGCGAAAGCGTAGTAACTCAAACTAATTTACCAGAGTATGCCAAGCCTTTTTACGAGGAGATGCTTGGTCGTACAGTCTACGAAAGCACTCGTCCATACGAGACTTATCAGGGCACTAGAATAGCCGACTTTAACCCGTTTGAAACTACAGCAATGACGGGCATGGCTGAGATGGCTGCTGCTGGCGCTCCACAGCAGATAAGGTCTGCAAGCGACATAGCTACCCAAATAGGCTTCCAGCCTACCAATATGGGCACAAACATAGCCGCTGGATTCAACCCTCAACAGCAGTTTTCAGGGTATCAAGCCGGGACTATTGGATCAGGATACACCGCCCCTACCGACGCATCACTCACACAAGGTTTTCAGGCTGGCACATTAGCTCCAACCTATGCACCCGGAACCATAGCGTCTGGTTATGTGCCACAAGCAAGAACATCGGCATTTGCCCCTCAAACATCTACAAGCGGTTACACAGCGGAAGATGTAACGTCCGGCTATGAAGCAGGAACAGTTGGGCAAGGCTATCAAGCTAGAGAATTAGGTGTTGGCTACGAAGCTGGCGCTTTTGATCCGGGCTACGTTGCGCGTGAGCTAGGTCAAGACTACGCAGCAAGAGATTTGCAGTCTCAATACACAGGGCAGGGCGATTTTGGCCCCGGTTTTCAAGCTGGAACAGTAGCTGACGCAGCTACTCTAGAAAGCTATATGAGTCCTTATCAGCAGCTTGTCACTGACATAGAGGCTAGAGAAGCGCAAAGAGCTTCAGATATACAGGCTGCAAACATATCGCAACAAGCAGCGCAGGCTGGCGGTCTGGGCGGCTATCGTGAAGCAATCATGCAGGCTGAGCGTGAAAGAAACCTTGGTCAGCAGCTTGCAGACATACAAGCTAAGGGCGGTCAGGCGGCGTTTGCTCAAGCACAGCAGGCGTTTGAGGCTGACAGAGCAGCAAGACTACAAGAGGCTCAGCTTGGACTGCAAACAGGGACACAAGCGCAGCAAGCCTTACAACAGGCAGAACAGCTAAGGCAATCAGCGTTTGGCACCACTGAGCAGGCAAGACAAGCCCAGCAAAAAATGGCTATTGACTCGTTCAGGGTTGGTGAGCAAGCCAGACAGCAGGCTGCTCAGCTTGGTCTTTCCGCCCAGCAGCAGGAAGACGCAGCAAGACAAGCCCAAGAAAAGTTCTCGCAAAGCGCGTTTCAACAAACAGAGGCAGGCCGAAGGTCGCAACAAGAACTTGACGTTCAAGCGTTTCAAGCTGGAGAACAGGCAAGACAACAGGCTGCTAAGCTTGGTCTTTCTGCCGATCAACAAGATGCTGCTGCTCGCCAAGCACAAGAGCAGTTACGGCAGGGCGCTTTTGGTCAGACTATGGAAGGGGCTGCTCAACAAGAGCAGTTCGCTCAGCGAGCATTTGAGGCTGGTGAAAAAGCAAGACAGACGGCAGCACAGCTAGGTCTTTCTGCTCAACAGCAACAAGAAGCGGCGAATCAGGCTGCTCAGCGGTTCCGTTCAGATGCGTTTGCAGAGAATCAAAGAGGCAGACTTGCTCAGCAACAAGAGGCTAGGGCTGTGTTTGAGGCTAGAGAAAGAGCCAAGCAACAGGCAGCACAGCTAGGGTTGTCGGCAGCAGAAACTCAAGAGCGCATGAGACAAGCCGAAAACCAAGCCGCTATGCAGGCTAGAGAGTTTAACGTCCGAACAGCGCAAGACAGAGCGCAACTAGGGTTGGCTGGGCTACAGGCTGATCAGGCTGGTAGGGGTCAGGCCTTGGATGCTGCAAGACTTCTTAGCTCGCTTGGTGGTCAAGAGCAGGCAATGGCTTTCGACAGGTTGCGTAACTTGCAAGCCGCTGGTGAGATACAGCGTGGTTTGGATCAGCGTAGCCTTGATATGGGTTACCAAGACTTCTTGCGTCAGCAAGCGTTCCCAAGAGAGCAGATTGGATTCTTTAGCAATATGCTTCAAGGGCTACCTGTTACCCCCGGTAGCACTATGGCGAGTTATGGCGTACAGCCTTCAACAACTCAACAGCTTCTTGGCGCGGGTATCGGTGGCGTAGGCTTGTATAATGCCTTGGGCGGCAGGTAGAGGATAGCAATGCAAAACTTAATTCAGCTAGAAGATGATGTAAAAGGCTTGCCTGATCAGGCTTTGCAGCAGTTAGCTCAAAGACCTAACCCGCAACTTCCCCAGTTCCTTGTTGTGAGCGAGATACAGCGCCGTAGCGACATGCGTAAGCGTTTTGAAGCAAGGCAACAACAGCCTCAAGGCACTGTTGCTCAGCAAATAGTTGCACCTCAGCAGCAGGGTATAGGCGCTATGGTGCCTCCGGGCCAGCAGCCTATGCCTCCAAGAATGCCCATGCAGCCCCCTATGCAGCAGCCTATGGCTCCACAAGGGATGTCCGGCGGTGGCGTAGTCCGCATGGCGGCAGGTAGGCAAGCTACATTCCCTATGGATCAAACTCCGCCACAGTCATCTATTATTGGTCAGAGAATAAATAACCCGTTTAACATCAGGCAGTATGACCAAGGATTTCTTGGTGAATCAGGCGAAGACTCAGGCTTTGTAAGCTTTGAAGACCCAATGTACGGAGTTCGCGCTGCTGACAGAGTGCTTACCACCTACGGCACAAAGCGCGGAATCAACACCATCCGTGGTCTAATAAATAGGTTTGCTCCGCCATCAGAAAACGACACTAGGAATTACGTTAACTACATATCTGGTCAGCTTGGCATAGACCCTGACGCAGAGGTTGACCTTTCTGATCCTGAGATGAGAGCAAGAATCTTGTCGCCAATGGCTATGATGGAGTCTAGGTCTGAGTACAGCCCCGGCCAGATAACCGAAATGATTGAGATGGCTAATGCGCCTCGGCAAGAACTAAGGCCTCTTGTGCCAGACGTTCAGTTGCCAGAAATGAATATACCTATGCCTCAACAACGAGAGACACGGGTGACCACCGAAGAGGTGTTTGATGCTCCAGTCCAACAAAGCGGCCCACAAAGCCTAGACGAGCTAATGACCGCCACCTTTGGTGACAGACAGACCCCAGATGTTGCACCTCAAAGCCGTCAGGGGGCTGTATCAAGGCTTCCTGAGCTAGAGGGCGGATTACCACAAACAATGCGACAACCCACTGGCAGCGAGCCGGGGGACGTTATACGGCTGGCTGAAGACACTAAGGTTGATCCGAAGGGCCTTATTACTACAGACAATCAGCCTGTAGGGGCAATCGTTGAAGATGCTTTGAAAGCGCAGCCAAAAGATAAGGTAAGACCTGCTGCAACCGATATATCGGCGTCTTTAGCCTTGCTTGAGCAATCTGCACAGGCGATTGGAGATCCCAGCACTGCTGTGACGGAAAGAATGAGGCTGTTGACCACTCCGCAACAAGTGCCTGCGGCTCAAGCCGCCTCTGACACTGGGGACATATCAATTCTTGGCGGGTTGATTACAGGAAAGCGCAAGTCTCCAGAGGAGATGGCTAGGATACAAGCTGAAAGGGACGCCACTACGAAAAGGATGCTTGAGGCTCAGGCAGCATCTGATGAAGAAAAACCCAGAGAAACAAGACGGGCAAGAAGGTTAAGACAACGAGGCAATAACCCCACCACTGTTGTAGAAGAAAAAGCTGCTGAGCAATCTGCTGCCGCAGAAACCGATGTTGAAAGAGGTGAAATAAAAGAAGAGATCGTCAATCAGCAACCAGTTGATGACATCAGTCAAACAGCGCAAACAACACAACAACAGGCTGATCAATACATAGCAGACGCTAGAAAAGCCCGTCAAGAGGGGCTGATTACCAAAGAAGATTTAGCCAAGAAAGAAGCTTTAGGCGCTGCATTGATACAGCTTGGTGCGGGTATTGCCAAGGGTGACTTCGCAGAAGGCCTTTCTAAGGCTGGCGTTGCTGCACAGGATGTGCGTGAAAAAGCTCGTGACAGGGCTGTAAGGTCTGATTATTACGAGTACTTGAAGACCAAACCTTCCACAACGGGTCTTACCGCTTCAGGTCAAAATTATCAGCGGCTGTTAAAAACCGTAAACACAGAGCTAGAAAAAGAATTTGGCAAAATAAACATAAACATGATGCCTGAAGACATTCAGTTGCAGTATGCAGCTAGGCGTGAGCAATTATTGCGTGAACTCGCCCCTCAATTTCAGTTAGGTGATGCTGATATTGGGCCATCACTCGTTGATCCAGTGCAAGCGGCAACGCAAAGTGCCACTCCGGGTGGCATAAACTTCGGGGATATGCAGTAAAGAGATGGATGTAACTCTTCCAAATGGGCTTGTTGTATACGGCGTTCCTGAAGGAACAAGCAAAAAAGATCTTGCCGAAAAGCTTATAAGAAACAACATAGCAACCGCTGATGAGCTAGGCTTTGATCCGTTTGAGGATGAAAGGACTGCATCAGGCCAAGCTTTTGAGACTGCTAAAGGGATAGGCCGTGGCTTTGCCAATGCGTTCTTGTCTGCTGGTGAAGGTCTAGCTGAGCTTGCTGATGCTGGCACCAACGCGATAGGCCTTGAGGAGTTAATAGATAGTGGCGATGAGAATGATCTAGTACGCGCTGCTAGGGAAGGCCGTGCCGCAGTTGATGAAGCGATGGGCGCTGATCTCGCGTACAGGGATCAGTGGCTCACTAAGTTTGGCGAAGGCGTGGGTTCGTTTGCCTCGTTCTTTACCCCTGCCGGAGCAATAAAGCTTGCAGGCATGGCAGGCAAGGGCATATCCGCAGCAAAAGCAGCAAAGGTTGCTGAGATTGGCGCTACCGGGGCTTTGGCCGTAGGCACAGGTGCTGGTGATCAAGCTCAAAGAATACAAGCGGCCCGTGATTCAGGTCTAGAAGTGTCGGAAGACGAAGAAGACTTGTCTGTTTTGCTTGGTGGTGGCGTTGGTTTATCTGAGCTTATTGTTCCTCAAAGATTATTAAACAGGCTTAGAGGTCTTGAGGCTGGTAACAAACTGCCTTCAGGCATAAAAGAAAGACTTTCTTCTGCTCTTAGAACGGGCAGCGTGGAGGGTATACAGGAAGTTGCTGCAAGTATTGCTCAAGACGGTATTGAGCGAGGTGTATACAACGAAGCTTTGGAAATAAATGGCGGCAGCTTGATGGATGATTTCACCATCGGCGGCGCTGTTGGTGCGGGTGCAGATCTTGTTATTAATGCTGTGGCTGGTAGACGCAACAAGGGAGCCTTCCAAGCCGCAGAAGAGGCTGAGGGCAAGCTTAGAGAGGATTTGCAAGACGCTCAGGACGCAAGGCAGCGTCTTCTCTCTGGTGACTTAGCTATACAAGAAAGAATAGACGCTGAAGCAGCACTTGACCGCCAAGCTGCAAATGAAGCTCGCAGGGCCGCTGGTGAGGCACCGATAGACCCATCCCAAATAGCGCCTCCTACAGGCAGGGCGCTTACATCTAAGTTAAAGACCCCATCAAGGATTGTTTCTGTAACCGCGCCTAATGGCGAGTCATTTCAAGCAGAAGAAAAGACCAGAGTAAGGAACAAGGGAAAGCCCACAGAATCCGTCACGACTTACATAGAAGCTCCCGGCGGCGGTGAAGTAATAACCTCAGTCAATGGTGTACCGCAACAATCTGGATTCCAAATCACCACAGTTGCACAGCCTACTGAGGGCATACAGCGTCGATATCCCAAGCAACCAATGCTTGCATACGCACAATCAATTCGCCAAACAATGGGCGACAACTTCCCATCAGCCGACAACACGTTCACTGTTAAGTTGCCAGAAGATTTTGGTGGTGTAGGCGCTAGTACCACACAGCTTGACGCTCAAGGCGTCCCTGTATTTACAGTGCAAGACAGCAACGGTCAGCAATACGGTGTGCCTTTACAGAACTCTGAAGATGCATTTGCTCTTGCTGGGTTCCTTAACGATGAAATGATCAATGACAACGTGTTCTCTGGTGGAGACGCGGTGATCACATCATCACCAGAATCATACGACGCCGATCAAGAATCCTCGTTGCAGGCCTACAACTTTGCTGCAAACCATCCTGACTCAAATACATATAGTTCTGTTGCCGTAGACAGCGCAGCTGAGACAACGCAAGACCGTGGCTTTGATGAAACAGCCGACGTTAAGGTGTTAATGCAGGACAGGGTTGGCCCTACTAAGATGACAGCATCTCAGCGCATAAACGCTAAGCGTCTGCGTCAAGGGCTGCCAGTAACAAACACGTTTACTATTCAAGAAGTAAGAAGCGTCCTCAAAGAAGACCAGCTATACAATCTTAGCGATACACGGGTGAATGGCTTACCTGAGACTGAAACGTACAGGGCTGGCCTAAGTAAGAACAACAACCCGATAGTGAAGAGCAGTGCTGGTGAGATTCTGCAAGGCAGGCCTCTGACCACCCTAGAAAAAGACGCTGCAATCAAAGCAAACCCGAAGAAGAAGCCGCCTAAGCTTGTTAAGTTCAAGACAGAAGCCGACGCTAGGGTCTATGCAAACCAACTCAACAATCGCACAGGCAAAGCCGCTGTTGAGAAGGGTGTCATGCGTAATGTTGACGCCAACTTCCAAGAGATGGAGCAGCTTCTCAAAGCTAAGAACATTACATCAAAAGTAGGCTCTCCTGAGATCAAGTATCTTGCAGGCAGAATACTAGGCAAGAAGACCATCAAGTCGGTAAACGATTTGTCATTGGCTGAGTCTAGGTTGTTGTATCAAAAGCTCAGATCGTTGCCACGTTTTGACAAGCCGACAAAGCTTCCTACCTTCAAGCTTCCCAAGTACACAGGCGCTCAGTTCCGCGCGGCATCAAAGACGCTGCAAGAAAACCCCAATGCAGGCGAGGTTGTTCTTGCTAATGCCACTGGTATCAACCCAACAACACAGCAAGGTGCTGCCGCTCTAAGCGATCTAAAGGCAGACCTAGCCAAGCAAGGTGTACAGGCTGCTCCAGCCGTTGAAGCGGAGCCTGTTGTGGAGCAAGAAGCCGAGGTATTGGCGCTGCCTGCGCCAGCGGTAAATGTTGACCGATTACGCAAAGCTATTACTAAAACAATGAAAGGCTTTGGTCTGAAGGATGTGGGGCTAAGCCTTGATTACGCCCTAAGAACGGCGGTCAAAGACGCTAATGGGAACCTAGTCTACGGCATACGGCCCCGTCAAGGCGGTGATATAGACAGCATGGTTGTTGGTGGCGAGTCAGTAACTCTAGACCCCAGTCGTGAAAAAACTCAACTTGTGAGGTCTGATGAGATTGATCCAGAGGGCAGGGCTGAGGCGTATTACGACCCGACTATAAACACTATTTTCTTGTCAATAGACAAAGTCATGGCTGATCCCTCTATGACCGAGGCTCAAGTAGAGGCTGCGCTGCTTGAGATACTAGATCACGAAATGATTCACGCCATGCGTAAGCTTGATTTGTTCACGAACAAAGAGTGGAGCTTGCTTTCTAGGGCTGCTGCAAACAAAAAGATGCCAGACGGCAAGACGTTCCTGAAATGGGCACAAGACAATTACTCAGACTTATCGCCCGTTGATCAAGTAGAGGAGTCTGTTGCCGAGTTAGTAAGGGCTGCAAGAAAAGATCCCAAGTTGCTTCAGGGCAAGCCCCGATCCTTAGTTGAGCGTATAGCTAGATTCTTCAGGAACATGGTATCCAGCCTCAAGGGCGAGGAGTTCAACACGTTCAGCGAGGTCATAGGTGGCATAGAGTCTGGAGCGATTGGCGCTAGAGAGCGCGGCCAGATACGCACGCTTGCTCAGACACAGAAGAGAGCATCCAGAAGGTTAAAGACCCTGCAAGATAAAGGCGCTGTTGTCACCACAGGCGAGGACGCAGAGCGCCCCGTGCCCACAGCAACGGGGCAAACCATTGCTGACTTTGACGAAGCCCCAGCCTCTTCTAGGGTGCCAATAGAGGCTGAGATGGGTATCAACGTCAGAACTGATGGAGATACTAATTATGCCGAGTTGATTGTCAGCGGTCAGAAAAAATACGAGACACGCGACAAAGACTCGCTGCGCCCCTATGTGGGTAAGCGTATTGGCATAGTGGAGACAGGCTCTGGCCCTGCAAAACTTGTTGGTTACGCTACTGTGGGGGAGCCTATTGAGGTAGGCGAAGCAGAATTTGCCGATTCAAGAGATCAACATCTCGTGCCTGAAGGCAGCAAGTTTGATATCAAGCCGGGGCAGTCAAAGTTTCTTTACGAAATGATTGATCCTGAGCAGTTAGCACAACCTATTGATGCGTCAGCGACTAAGGGCATCGTTGCTAGAAATATCTCACAACTTGGCGGTGAAGCCGCTCCTGCAACAGATCCTGATTTTGCAGAATCCCCCGTGTTTTCTAGGGAGGAGGGCTTAACAAACGAACAGGTCAGAGCTTACATTGATTCTTCTCCAATCACTCAGCAGTTTCTAGATCCAAAAGAAGTAGATCAGCAATTCCGTGACGCTGTAGACCCAGCATCAAGATCTACCGTTGTAATGATGACTCCTAATGAGTTCTTAAACTTGGCGATGACGGGAACTGAGTTTTCTAAAACTGAGCGAGTTCAGGAGATGTTTGATGCTGGAGAAAGATTCCAGCCCAACTTTCTTCAGTTCAAGGCTAACAGGCGAGGCGCTGCGACCATTGCAGGCCATGAGGGAAGGCACAGGTCTAGGCTTTACAGGGATCAGGGATATGGCGATACGTTAATGCCTGTCACCCTAACGTCCATCGGTGGCGAAGCTGGCGAGTTACGGTTCGGTGAAAAAGATGCAAGACCAAGAGTTTTGTACAAAGAAGATGACAGGCGTTTAGTAGGCCTGACAAGCGAATCTAGAGTACGCGACCCTGATGAAAAGCTCCGCGCCTTAGAACCATTTCAGTTGGAGTTTCCAAAAACAATACCTTTTGACCTTGAAGGATTTGCAGAGGACGGCACTCCTGTCTTCAAGACAAAGCCACTGCTTGCTGACAAAGATTATGATGGCCCAGTTTTTTCTAGAAGACCGCTAAGCCCTATGGGCGAGGCGGAACGCCTTGGTATGACAAATACCGATCTGTTACCAACTAGTGAAGAGTTGGAGCAGATGAAGAACAACACCTACAAGCCTGAAAAGAAAAGGACACTTGCTGAAGCGGCACAGTTCCTACAGGACAGGTGGGAGGCTGCTACGGGTAGAACGGAGCCTTTTGAGTACACAGAAGAAAACATTGGCATCTTGTCTGACATGCTTGCCACAGAGGCAATGGTTGCCCTAGAAAAAGACGGCAATGCTATTGGCTGGTATGACCGAAAGATTAAGGCCGCAAAAGAAGTGATGAAGGTTGTCGAGCCTAGAATAATGCAGTCGCCTGAGACGGAGGCCGTATTTGACTTTGTTCTGGCTGTTACATCAAACGGGCAGGCCGTGGTGGACAACTTTGAAATGGCTACGGACATGTTCCGTTTCTACATGGATAAAGGCAGGCTTCCAAAAAACAAAAAAGAATTTAACAAGGGTGGTGAGCGTAACAACGCAATGCTTGAGGCGTTCAACTTCCACAACGCTTACGAAGCAAGCGGTCAGAACATGCGTGTTGCCGACTTCTTAGACGCTGACTTTACAGTTAACGAGCTAAGGGATATGGCTAAGGCGTTCAACAACGAGGTTGGATTTGAGGCCATTAAGGTTCCGGGCGCTGAGGGCGTTGATGTTCAAGTCAAAGGAAGCTACATCCTTGGGCCAAAGATAGGTCAGGGTTTTTACCAGAACATTCGCGGTAACTATGATCCGCTTACTATGGATATTTGGTGGATGCGTATGTGGAACCGCGCTGTGGGACGCCCATTCGCTGCTCCACCAGACTTAGCTAAGGCTCGCGGTGAATTGATCCCAATGATCGACAAGGTTGGCGGTCTTCCGAGGACAATTATAAAGGACGCCCTAGAGGGTTCTGACCAGCCCTACAGCGAGATCGTTAAAGACCCGTACCTGTTTGATGAGTTCATACAGTCTGTAGAGCGCAGGTATCAGCGTTACTTCAAGGACTATAAGAAGGAGCATGGGGTTAACCATGTAAAGCCTGAGATATTCAAGAAGACAGGCACGTTTGTTAAGAACCTGAAAAAGCAACTACAAGCCACGCCTAAAAGCGGATCAGAGCGTCAATACATGCGCGAGGTTACGGCTGCTGCTAGAGAGCGCCTGTCTGAAGCTGGGTATGACATAACCACCGCCGACTTCCAAGCGTTGATGTGGTATCCTGAAAAGCAATTATTCAGAGCGTTAGGCGTTCAACCCGGACGGGGATCAGACAACGACTACTTAGACGCTGCTGAAATACTGGCCGAAAAAGAGGGAGTACCCCGTGGACAAGTTGAAAAAGCACTCAGGGACGCAGACAGACAGCGAGCCGTCGATAGTCGGTCAGGTGCCAGAGGGCAAGATGGATCTGTTCGTCAAGATGATTCAGGATTCGATGCGGAAGAAAGCCCAGCGTTCAGCAGAAGGCCAGAAAACCTAGCTAAAGAAGTAATCGGTCAAAGTGAAGTTGACCGTGTAGTAGAGGATAACTTACAGGTAGCCGAAAACAGGCCAGTAAGCACAGTTCCTCGCTTCAACCCCGGCGCAGACCCATACGCTCAAGCTGTTGCAGCTAACCCCGACAAAGGTCAGGAAGTTCCAGCGAGCGAAATGCCAGCCTTTTCTAGAGCAAACGCCCCAATAATTAATCCACTAGATCAAGCTGCTGTAGACAATGTGGTCGCAGAGCTACCTACAAACACGCCGGGGCAGACCTACTTAAACGTCTTGGATCAAGGCCCAATAGCACTCAGCCTGACTCGACTCAAACAAAAAGCAATCAACAGGTACGCACAACTTGAAAATTATCAGGGCGCGCTTGGTAATTTATTAGCTGATTCCTCGTCAATAGCTGCCGCGCTCATGGCTGACAGATCAAACGCCATCACTGCTGCGGCATTGCAGTACGGTGTTCCGGTCTACACAGGCGGCATGACTAAGATTGTTGACTTTGAACACACCAACAGTCGAGGCGAAACCCAAAAGATTGGCGGTCTTATTGACCTCATGTCTATGCTGTACACAAAAGAGCATGGATCTTTGGAGCAGTTAGCTCAGGCTTACTCAATAGCTAAAAGGGCTGAGAGGCTAAAAGCGAAGGGTATTGATGTACCCGGAACCCCGGCAGACCACGCAGCAAACATAGCTACAGCCGAGTCATTCTTGGATGAGAACGGCAACTCAATTATTAAGGACTGGTACGACGCTTGGCAGGACTACAACGGTTACACCGTTCAGTTCTTGCAAGACACAGGTGTTGTTGACCCAGAGACTGCTGAGATGTGGCGGGATCAGTCTGACTACATACCGTTTTATCGCCAAGTAGAAGGCGCTGAAACGCCAAATGCGCCGAATATATTCGGAGGATTAACTGGCAGCGCAGACCTAAAAGCCATCAAGGGCAGCAAGAAAGAGATCAACGTGCCCATGTTGGAAGCCATATCAATGAACCTTAATGCGGCCATAAGCATGGGCATGAAGAATGTCGCCCAGCAACGCATTGTCAGGGACATGAGAAATCTTGGTCTTGCAAGAGAGGTTAAGCCGGGGCAAAGAACCACTGGCGAGGCTGTTGTTACGTTCAAGGTAGACGGCAACCGACGCAACTTCATCATTGATGACCCGTTAATATATGAGTCGTTAACTGTTGAACCCGCTGGTGGGTTTGAGCAGTTTATATCTAAGACTGCTGGAGTCCCTGCACGATTCCTTAGAGAGATGGTCACCCGCGAGCCGGGGTTTGTTATAGCCAACATGCTCAGAGACTCATTGTCTGCATTTGTAACTTCAGGATCTAAGTTTACGCCCGTCATTGACACTATTTTTGGCTACGCAGAAGGCATGGAAAAGCTTGAGCGGACTGGCGTTGTAGGCGGTTATGACTACAAGAATGACCCAGAAAACATTGGCGAGTACGCAGGGAAGATCCTGCAAAAAAGAAACAAGAACGTAAAACAGAGAGATCCTATCTCTAAACTCTTCATTGGTGCTTGGGATGTGATGGGCCAAGCGACCACAAGGTCTGACGCCGCAACGAGAAACGCGGTCTATAAAGATGTCCTCGCTCGCACTGGCAACGAAGCTGAGGCAAGCTTTCAAGCAATGGAGGTTCTTAACTTCGGGCGTCGAGGCAGCAACGTTGGAATGCGTATACTTACAGCCACAATCCCATTCCTAAACGCAAGGCTTCAAGGATTGGACGTTCTATACCGAGGCCTATCAGGGAAGAGCAGTGCAAACAGAGAGCTTTCTAGGGGTCAAGCAGCTAGGAGTGCGTTCGCAAGAGGCTCGCTGATAGCCGCCAGTACAGCTATTTACTACGCAATGTTTAGCGATGATGAGCAGTACAAAGAACAGACAGAAGAAGTAAAAGATAATTACTGGATTATACCTACAGCGTCTGGTGTACCAGTACGAGTGCCGATCCCGTTTGAAGTTGGGTTGTTGTTTAAGACTTTGCCAGAGCGCATCATAGACTCATACAACGAAGGCACTACACCCAGAGAAGCCCAGCAATCTGTTCAGCGAGCCGTATTTGGAACACTTGGCATTCAGCCACCGCAAGCGATCACGCCACTCATAGAAGCTTACATGAACTACGACCTGTACACTGGCCGACCTGTTACTCCAGTGTTCATAGAGGGCAACTTAGATCCACAATTCCAAGAGCTTGCATCCACCAGTGAGATCGCCAAGAACATGTCGAAGGTCGTTGGTATTAGTCCGATAAAAATAGATCACCTAATGAACGGATACGGCGGAACAATAGGTATGTACTTCTTAGGCGGCCTTGATTACGTGCTAAGAGACAGCTATGTGCAAGGTGACAACAGGGCTGTTCTTGCGGGTAAAGATGTTTCTCAGTACCCAATTATCAGACGGTTCTTTGGCTCAGAGTTCGGCGGTGGTGCAAAAGAAGACTTCTACGAGATGTGGGACTACATTAAGCGCGTAGAGCAAACAACTAAAAAGCTTTATGAAGACGGCAGGACTGATGAGCTTGAGAGTTATCTCGTTAATAACAGACAGTTCTTGGGGCTGAAGTCTCAATTGCAGCCTACTGCAACGGCGCTATCCGACCTGCGGAATCAAAGAAGGACGATATTAAAAGCGGATCTAACAGCGGCGCAAAAGCAAGAGGCCATAAAGCTGATAAACGAACAAGAGCGTTACTACTTACAGATTGTTCCTCAGCTTGAAAGATACATTCAGCTACCCACCATCGCTGAAAAAGTCGCAGACAGGCTATCGTCGCTTCTGTAGCTTGTTCAGCTTGTCTGTTTTGGTGTGCAGCTTCTGACCTGCTCGGACATTTGCTCGCACAGTGAAGGTTTTGCTAAGACTATTATTTTCATCTGTGATCTTTCCAAACGGCACCTTTTCAATCTTGCCGCCACGGGCTAGGAATTCTTCTACGGTTTCTTTATCGTCCATCTAAACCCCCAAGTACTTGTACCACTTGCCTTCACCCTCAACATCAATCAGGCAGTAACGCTGACGCACGTTATAGATAGTCTGCACTGGCACCCCGACCTCACCAGCTATGTGCCTTGGCTGAACGCCGTTTTTTTGCAACAGAAGTATCCGCATGATCTGGGACTCCTTTACTGGTGGACGCCTGTCTTCGGGTAAATTGTTCTTTTTAGGCTTAGGCTTCTTCATGTAAGCCTCTTGCGATCTTATTGCTTGTACGAATTTATTCATTGTTACCTCGTTAAAGTCCCGCCTTCGATCACCCTGACGGGGAAGGGTTACCAAGCAGCCTTACTTGAAGGAATTACACAAGCGTAGCTGCCGATCTTATTAGCCCCGCCTTCGGCTCCACCGGACGGGAACGGTGATGGAGGGTGTGATGAATACCCTGAGCCAATTCAAATTCAGTTGTGGCAGATGACCCGATTGGTGGTGACTCGGCTAGTCAACCGCCGCTGCGATCCACACTTCATCGGGCCTCTTTGTATTGCGGGAGATCAAAATCCCATGTTGGAGAGACTGATGCTGCCACTCACCTGCCCTTTTCTCGCAGTTATAAATCCTTAAACCTTTCAATATCGTAGTACACCACTGGCTCCATGTCTTGGTTGTCACTGCGGTCAACGCGCCCACCAAAACCGACGCCGTTTGGTTTTTCCTTGAAGTTGATCCACCCAGCCTGATCCTTCCATTTCACAATCAATATGCAAGGAACCCCAGTTGCATCGGTCAAAGCCTTAGCCGCCATGACCTTTGATACCGATATCATGTAGGTTTCGTAGACATCCTTCCGTACCTTTCGGCACTTGATCTCAGCGAACAAAACAATATCTGGCCCTCGCCTGAAGCTAATGTCTATTGGGTACTTTGGCGGATTCCTTACCCATTGCATGTTGTGCTTGCTCGCAAACAAGCCAGCAACGTGAGACTCGTATTCGATATCCTCATCGGTTTCGTATGTAGGCCTCATCTTGGCGTTGGGATCTTAAACCCCATCTCCGCTGCGGTATTGATCAGGTTATCTATTAACCGTGCATATGTTGTTACGCTGGTTTCACCACTACGCTTCACAGCCCTGCGTCTAGGCCCAAACCGAGTCTGCACCTCTTCACTGCCGAATGTTATGCACAGCATCTCCTCATGCATCTCATCGGGTGTCATGCCGCAGTGATCTGCAAAGCTGTTACACCATTTGCGGTAATAGCTTTCTTGATTCCTGCTCCTGCTCTTTTGCACAGGCTTAAGCTCAATCACCAAGCCCTTCTTGCACTTCAAGAACAACTCCATGATCTCAGTGCTGCGGTTGGGAACTAGGGCGCATATCGGCCCCAGTATCTCCCCAACACCAGCGCCTTTAATATCAAGACGCATCGACCAAGAACCCTTCATCGTCAACTACAGGCGCTATAACATCCTTGTGCGCTTCCACAAGCTTATCTATTACCTCCTCAACACGATCTAAGGCCTCAGCTAGATCCTCGGCGTTACTTTCACGAACCAGAGTCTCACCAAGGTGCAATAGTGCCGCCCTATAATTGGGATGGTAGGTTTTAGACCTCCACTTGCCGCCCATGAACGACTGCACTATCCAGTTCAAAGGATCAGAAATGATCCTAGTTTCTTCATCAATCTTTACCACTATTGGCATCGTTTACTCCTTAAAACGGTATGTCTTCGTCAAAATCAATCGGATCAGCCTGTTGCTGCGGAGCCTCTTCCTTGGGCGCTTTGTAGACCTCAGTACCGAGCCACTTGTACTCGGAGCCAGTCTGCTTCGCCACTCGGTTCCACATGCCCACATCAATCTTCATCTTAAAATCAGGATCTGGACTCGCCTGATTCTCCTTGTACATTTCCAAGAGAAGCTTTAACTGCTCTGGGGTGATGTAGATGTGCCCCCGAAAGTCTGGGTGCTTTTCGTTCTTTTTGTTGTGAGGCCACAAACCGCCTTCGCCTTTTGGATAACTAGCCATTAGCTTTTTCCTTGCTGTTAAGTTCGTCCTGCTTCGCCTTCATAGCAGCCGCAAGTCTGTCGTAGGATTTAGGGAACTTGGATTGAATGTGGTCAACGGCTTTTTTGTTTGCCTCCCACATGCTACGCAGCCCCTTCTTAGTTTCGACCATGCCCTCAACTGTTGAGATCATCATGTCTACCCAGCCATCCGCTTGCTCAGCATTGAAGGCAAGATAAAACTCTTCTTCTTCTGCATCACCAGCGTCTGCCTTTGGTTCTGGTTTCTTTTTGGGCGGCTGCTTGGCCTTAGGCTTTTGTTCAGCCACAGGTTGTTCAGCCTCAGTGTCATCCCATGTATCTTCCGGCTGCACCTGACCTTGGAAGATGTGAAAGCCAAGTCCGAACATAGCAATCGTCTTAACTAGACAGCGCATTTTGGTGTCGCTGATATCACGGGCGCTAGGGTTAGGGATGGCTTGGTTTTTGTAGTTCATCACAGGCAACCACATATGACGGGCGTGGCCTTCGATAGCTACTGTGCAGTGAATAGTTTGCGATCCGTCACCGTGGATCTCAATCTCGCCAAACTCGTAGTGGGCCGTGGGGTAATGCATCATCAACAACCGCCATGCCTCATTCCAAGGTAGGTACGTTAGTCCGTTCTTTTGCTTGGCGGACTCACCACATTTAACTGGGTAAAGGGTATCCCAGATATCGCGTAGCGATACGTTAGTTTCCATATTGCACTCCTGCTATGGGTTAGTTTTGAGAACTGAATGGGTCTTTTTTGAACCCCGTAAATTTGTTTCGGTAATACTTCTTTGGGACGCTATAGAACTCTTCTAGAGCGGCCTCAATCAGCATTGCTATTTCAATCGGCTCCAGCGCGTAAAACTGCGCCATCGGAAAGCCTGTTATGAAGCCCTTGGCCCAAGTGAACGAGGCTTGCCCGTTGTTGGTGGACATCTTCAGTGCTGGTATCTGCGTTATCTGGAACACAGCGACCATCTTTTCATAGGTTTCTTTGTCAGTCCCGATCATCATCTTCCTCCACTAATCTGGGCTTTTTGTGCAAAAACGTCTCGCACCAATGCATGATTTCATACACAGCTTCAGTCACTAGCTCTGGCTCAATCGGCTCAATCACAGTTGAAAGAGTTCCGGTTTCTGAGTCATAGCTGAAGTGCATGTGCAGCTCGCCTTTATCCGTTTCCACATCAAGTCTCCAGTTGATTTTGATCACACCACCTCGCAACACGACACCAATCTTGAGCGCACCGAGTAGACTCGCCTACCCGCTCTTCGATCAAGTGGTCTTTGCCAAGTGATTTGATGTAGGCTTCGGCCTCATCCCTTGACGTTAGGACGCGCACAGCCCGTTTACGGCCTTTTTTATTCACAGCATAGGTGGTTGGCTTCTCCCAACGCTCGGCTCCTGTGCAGGGCGGTAACACGCCTCCAGTCATGTGGTCAAACTCAGCTTGTTGATGCAGCAGCACCCGATCCAGCATGTACTGGTCTGTCTCCTCGACGCTCCACATCGGTATCTCTACCATATGGATTGGCGAGTCTGGATAGTCTGGCTCCATCTGAGCTTTACGCCGCTGCCAATCACGCAGTATCGCTATAATCCTTAACCCTTTGACTGGTAAATCCTTAGCAGACCTCACAAGCCAAGCATATGCGTTAAGTTGATTGTGCCATTCGGTTTTGTCGTGAATGACAGACCAGACAGAAGTCACCTTGTAGTCACTTACCAGTACGCCATCGTCGTGCAGTTCCTGCAAGTCAATCGCGCCACTGATCGTCCAACCCTCCACCTCAGCATACAGCCGCTCCTCTGATACAACGCCCACAGCAGTGGTGTCCTCGACAGCCTTCTCAAACATGCCGTGAACACTAGTGCCGAAGCGTGACCAGAGAAAATCGACCACATCCTGAGACATCTCGTCTTCATGCTCGCGCTGCAAAATGGCTACCCTTGGGCTGTCTATCAACTGAGTCACTGACCTGTTGGACTTGCCTTTTGTGTAATCATCCTGCGTTAAAGCGTTTACAACGATCTGCGGAAGGTTGAAATGATTCGTTATCTTCACTGGCTACTCAGCGTATTCGCACATGCTGATTCTGGAGTAGCCGCCCTTCTCTTCCTTACAGTTTTTCACCTTGTAAGAGATGGAAGCTTCCTTTGGCACGGTTTTGCGAAACTGAACCGCATAATTGTGAACACAGCGCACTACACTTGCCTTGCCCAGACCTTCGTAGTCGTAAGGCACATCAAAATGCTGACCATGTTTTAGTTGCTTAATTGTTTCCATAAACTCAACCCGAAGCATGTACTCCTTCGATAGCGGTTTAGGCGCTTCTTCAATTTTGAACATATTGCACTCCTGCGTTTGTTCATTAGGCGACTCGGTACACCCTGAGTCCACTTCGCCCTGAGTGGGGGTCTTCGTATTTCCTGACAGAAAATTTCGTATCCATCGAAACATGAGAGCTTTCATCCTGTTGCAGTCTGCGTATTGCTGATCTGATTGCGTTGGTCTTTGCCTTGCGGTGATTTTCGTTATCAGTCGCAATAAAGAATGATTGGTTAACCCTCATCTGGCTGATGATTTCTTTGAAGTTGCTGGGAAGACTTTCGCCCGTACCCATCCGGTTGTCTTTTGGTAAGGGGACATTGTCCTCCAATACCAACAAACTGTCGTTTTGAATTGTCATAAGTTATGACTCCAGTTTCCTCTAGTTCTTGTAAGAAATTTTTTAATTTAGCCATGAGTCCAACAAGTGTGTGTTAAAGTGAAAGCCGAATGTATCAGGAACGCAATACGTTGACAACAGTAGACTTGAAAATATATGGTGAACCCGCGTCGAAAGCGAACAGCAGAAAGCTTGTGACAATACGCGGTAGACCAGCGTTTATCAAAAGCAAGAAAGCTAGAGACTATGTAGCTATGTTTGACAAGCAGTGCCCCGTCTTACAGGAATTGTTGGAAGGGGATTTGTCGGTAACAATAACTATTTTTTACGCAACAAGAAGACCTGACCTAGATGAAAGTGTAATCTTAGATTGTATGCAAGATAAGATTTACAAAAACGATAGGCAGGTCAAAGAGAAGCATATTTTCTGGGGACTAGATCGTGATAACCCAAGAGCAGAAATTACGGTTACAGAGAAAAATGATCTTGCAGACAGTTAAGGACTTAGACGGCAGCAGCGCCCGTGAGCGTATTGACGCCATCAAATTCTTTTACGATGAAAAGCAAGCAGCAGGGATACGGGTAGAACACCCGCTTGAGTTGAGACGCAAGGCTCTTGATGCGGCGAGGCTTGATGGGGTGCAGAGAACAAGAGCCGTCAATGACTTAGTAGAAGAGATAGAGGAGGAATTCCTTAGGAATATGCCTACTTAGGCATCTTCCTAATTATTTTTAAGGTAATTTCTAAGCTAAGCATTTGCTTGGCTTGGCATATTCCTAAGACAACCTGACGGTTGATTTTAACCACAGCAAAAGCAGGAGTGCAAATGCTAAATCGAGAAGACTTGGATTCAATCCTAGTCCAGTACACCGAGGACACAAGAATTGTCTGCCCATCATGCGGCAGCAGCAGAAAGAAAAAAGGACAGAAAACTCTCAGCCTAACGATGGACGGTAACACCACGCTGTACTACTGCCACCATTGCGGGATAACAGGCAAGACCAAGCATCCTGACTACCGAGAGCCAGCGCCTAAGATCAGGGCAATATCTGTTCCCAAGACAACCAACAAAGAATTGATCAGCGAATATCTTTCGGGGCGGGGTATCAACCCAACACTGGCAGACAAGTATTCAGTGGTGAATGGTAAAAAATTCTTCCACGGCCACGGCGAACAAAGCGCCATCGGTTTTGTCTACGGCAACAAAGAAGCCGTGAAGTGGCGAAGCATAGAATCCAAAGCGTTCACTCAAGACGGGGCGGCGAGAACCCTGTGGGGTGTTGAGCATATCTCGGACGATGCGACAGTCCTTGTGATTGTCGAGGGCGAAATGGATTTACTGGCGTGTGCCACAGCAGGGATCGACTACTGCGTTAGCGTTCCCAACGGCGCACCGATCAAAGTCTCAGATAAGAAGCCAAGCCCAGAGGAGGACAATAAGTTTTCTTATGTCTGGGCGGCAAAGGATTTGATTGAGCGGGTAGATAGAGTGGTCATTGCTGTTGATGGCGATGACGCTGGCGTTGCTCTTGCTGAAGAACTGGCGAGAAGAATCGGAAGGGCTAAGTGCTGGGCTGTTGACTGGCCTGATGAATGCAAAGATGCAAACGATGTTCTGCAAAAGCTTGGGCCAGAGGCGCTCGCTTCTGCGATAGATCAGGCAGCGGCTATGCCGTTGGAGGGCGTTTATTCTGCGGATGACTATGCGCTAGACATTGCCAACCTCTACGACAAGGGACTGGTGGGCGGTCTGTCTACTGGGCTGGCGTCTGTGGATAAGCTGTTTACTGTGGTGCCGGGGCAATTGTCTGTGGTCACTGGTTTGCCGGGATCTGGCAAGTCAGAGTTTATTGACCAGATAATGGTTAATCTAGCGCAGTCTGAGGGGTGGCGGTTTGCTGTTGCCAGCTTTGAGAATCCGCCTCCGCTGCACATTGCCAAGCTCAGCGAGAAGTATGTGGGCAAGCCGTTCTTTGAAGGGATGCCTGACAGAATGAGCAGGGTTGAGTCGGTGTCTGCGATGAAATGGGTCAACGATCACTTCCTGTTCTTAGAGCAGCGCGGCGGCGAGGCTGCGACCATCGACAGTATCTTAGACCGAGCTAGGCAAGCTGTTATGAGACTAGGCATCAGAGGCTTAGTCATTGACCCGTACAATTACATCTCACAAAGCAAGTCGGTGGATAACGAGCATCAGGGCATCAACGAAATGCTCACTCGGCTTGTTGCTTTTGCCAGAGCCAATCAGATACACATTTGGTTTATTGCTCACCCAGCCAAAATGCCAACCAATCCTGACGGCACAACAGCAGTGCCAAAAGGAATGAACATCTCAGGCAGCGCAGCATTCTTTGCTAAGGCTGACTTGGGGATCACGGTACACCTCAGTCCTGAGAAGGCCAGCGAAATACATGTCTGGAAGGTTAGGTTCAAGTGGATTGGAGCAACGGGCGGCACCGTCTTAGATTATGACATACCGACTGGGCGCTATAGCGAATTGAAGCTAGAGGACATGCCTGATCCATTTACCGCTAGGGTTCCAGACTGGCATGAGACAGACGATGACTGGGACATTGAAACCTAAGCAGGTCAACGACATAGGAACGGCGGCACTACACCGCCGTCATGTCATCAGCTTGGAGCAAGCCGACAGTGGTGTTGGCCGCGCTCGCATCAATGACCAGATGTTTATTGACAAGTTATTACTTAAAAAAGCAATCACAATTCGGCACCACCAAGCGGCAGAGCGAATACTTTCGCAAGCTGTTCAGGCGGGTGTTTATCTGAAATCGCCAGACATGACCTCCACGTTTGGCGGCAGCGGTCACAGCAACCGTAACGACAGGCTGCTCATGCTCAGCAGAACCTTCCGAAAAATTACAAAAGAATTTGGGGAGCCAGCCGCCACCCTCACCTACCTGATGATAGTAGAAGACCAGCCCACCGACTCGCAGTCAGATATCGACACGCTTATATCAGTCCTAGAGTTTGTATAAGAAAACCAACCTGTTGTCTTGAGTACCCACAGTCGCGTTGTTGGCATGTTTTGTCTGGGCAGCCGACCCCTCGAAAAATCCTCTGAAAGCCTTATGTTTATTGGGGTTACGATTACGCAAAAATGCGTAAATTTTTTATGGTTGGGTAAAAGGGTTTACTGATTGGGTAGGGATGTAGGATTGCAGGACGCAAGCCTTATCTATTGACTGGTCAATAAAAGGGAAGGGGGGAACCCCTAACCAAGCGGGGGCGCTTGGCTGGGGTTATGAAAACGCAGGAGTCCGATAAGTAGAACGTAAAATGCTTTAGCGGTCAACTACGGACATTCGGGACATAACAAGTACATACGGCCATCATCGTCCTGCTCTTCGTGCATCTCAGCACCGCAGTCATCGCAGATGTCGGCGTCGAACTCGTAAGGGTTATGGAAAGAACTATCGGGGCGCTCAATCATCAGTGAAGCTCCCCGTCTGGGCAGGTGCATTCCTCATCCTGCTTTACCAGAAAGTCGCAATAATCAGACGCTGCCTGTACACAAACCAGCGATGCCTCTTGCGGACTGTCTACGCCATAAGCCGCCATGATGATGCCCATGATCACAGACATCTGCCACGGGCCTTCTATCTCGCTAGGCAGTGCCGACATGATTGATTGCTTCACTTTTTCAAACTCTTCTTGTGAGTTCATATTATCTCCCTGTGTTGATTTTGCTTAGCTCTTCTTTTGTTGCGGGGCGGTATCCCATTTCCTCTTCTGTATAGAGGTCGAAAACAGAAGGTATGGAATCATCTGCGTTCCAGCAATCAAGGCAGCGGCCTTGTAAGGTGTGCTTAGGGTTGGCGTAATCAGATGGAATCCGCACCCCGCACTTTTTACATACAGGCACTTGCAAGACGCTATCCTCTTCAGCCTCATCAGTGCCTGAAACAAACCAAAACGGAACGAACAACAGCATCGTTGCCATCGGGAAAGATATTGCAGGGTATAGCCCAACGCCTTCGCGCATGTACTCAAACCCTAGAAACGCCATAGCTCCAGAGAGCGCAGCGCAAGACAACGAAACCGACACCGTGATATATGGGTGCATGTCTATTCTCCAACAAATAATTAAATGAATGCCAAGGCTTTACTGGGACTTATTGGTTTGGCCCATGAGGTCGCATCTCTGTCGCTCACCACAGGTTGGTCTTCCCTGTGCGTGCCCTGCACCATACCCGTACCCATACCCGCGCATCGTGCAAGGTGACTCGCGGCGGTGGGTTTGCATTACTTCAATGTTCTATCTCCCGTAATGATGCGGATTGCATCGGAGTGCCTACCAAGGCAGACACTGCGCTGAAATCAGAGAGCAGTTTTGCATCGTACTCAGGATGGTTCGCGGCTACTGCCGCTGTTGGAAGTTATGTACCAGCACCATCATGAACTGGCCGTTAGTGAGTTTGTATGGCAGATCTTTTTCGTACTCAGCTTTTGCCTCGCGAAACGCCGCTGCACATTCATCTTTCACTAACAGGCTGTGGCCTGTTTCATCGGCGTTCTTGGGTGGCCTACCGCGTCCACGGCTCAAGGGCAGTTCACCCCTAGTGCCATCAGCATTTATTTTCACGTTCATATCTACGCTCTCCGTCATTTTGATGTTAAGGGGCCGAAGCCCCTAGGTTACTTTGATGATTTCACCAAAAGGCTCACAGCCTCGCCACATAGGGTCGCGGTCAGTGGTTGCCCAGAACACCGGATAGTCAGGCATGGTGAAGTCGTGCCGTGCATTAGGCCCAACCTCGCCCCAGCCATCGGTGAAGTAGATCATCGCGCATGGTTCGATATCGTTGCGCTCAACATAGTTGAACGGTGGATTGAACTCAGTACCGCCGAACTCAGGAATCTTGAGCGTTAGCTCTTCATGCCTGTCGAACTCCTCGACACCGCACACTACATCGTGGCAGTAAATGACCACAGTCTTGATAGGCTGCACCTCGTCAATGATGTCCTGCACATGCCCAGCATTCATATCCAACTCTTCCTGAGTCATGGAGTAGCTGACATCCTGCACCACAACCAACTCACCGTTAGGCTCGCGGTTTTGCGTGGGCAGTATCAAGCCTTGCGATAGCAGCCGACGATTGGGTCGAGCATAGGTATGCTCAGACAAAACGAACTGATCAAACGCAGACTTGAGGTGCTGGTGCCAAGGCACCGGATCACCAGAGAATCCGCTGATGATCTGGTCAACACTCGCGCCTCGACCAGAGCCACTGTCGCGGATCTTCTCATGGGCCTTAGCAGCCTCAAACACTTGCGAAGCGATCTCGCGCTCAGCTTCAGCCTTAGCGGCCTCAGACATACCCTGCCCATCGTCACCAGCAGCCTCCCATACCTCGCCCCAAGGCGCGTCAGGATCAGCAGGGCCATCACCAGCAGCGGAGCCACTGTCGCCCTCACCGTCGCCCTCAGCGCCGCCAGAGCTAGGCTGGTCGCCGTCTTGGGTGCCGTTGTCGCCAGCCTGTGCCTGACCTTCGCCATCGTCGCACTGCTCGCCCTCGCCTTCATCGTTGCTGGGCTGGTCACCCTCAGACTGAGGCTGTGGCTTGCTGATAATTGTGTAGATCTGCTCAGCAGACATACCAATGTAGTCGGTGCTGTAGAGGCCACCGAAAACATCGAACCCGTCACGCACTAGCGCGTAGTTGATTGCGTAGTCGGCAGCTTCGTTCCACAGCTTGTGGTCACGGTTACCCTTGCGTAGGTGATGGAACCCATCAACGTGCATCACCTCGTGGGCAATCACGGTCATGATGAACCGCACACCGTGTTCCTTTTCCTGCCCGACAACCCACTGCTCATTGAAGTGGATAGCCTTGCCATCGGTTGCCATCGTCGCAGTCTTGGTGCTGGGGATCAGCTCCAGTTGATATGCGCGGAAGGCAAAGTAGGGGAAGGTTTTCAGAAGGCGCTTGCGCGCCTCTAGAATGATCTGCATAGCATCCATAACTATTACTCCGTTAATCCCATAGGCCAGTGAGGTTATCCACAATGGACTTGGCAGTGTCAGCAACAGCCTTGCGCTCAGTCTTGGACTCGCGCAGCTTGGCTGGGTCTAGGTCTGCAAGCTTGGTCAGCAGGGCGTTGCCAGCTTGGGTCAGCTTGGGGTCACCCGTGATGTTAAGGCTGGGCAGCACAGCAGCCAGTTCCTCAATCTTTTCGACAGTGTTGTCGGTGAACTTGCTCGCACGCTTGGCACCGTCAGCCTTGATGCCGTGACGCTCTAAGCCGTCGATCAGAGCCTGTAAGGTATCGACTACACGCTCATGCACAGACTCAGCAGCAGCCTCGACGCGCTGAGTGATACGGGCCTCGGTGTCGGCCTTTATCTTGGCAATCTTTTCTGCGGGTAGGTTGACTCTGATATCGCCAGAATCAGGCATAGCGCGAAGCTCATAGCTGAACTGGTACTTGCTAATGATGTACTCAGGCGAGGGGTAGTCGTTAATGTCGAAAGACAAGCCGGAGTTGATTGCAGCATCTTTAAGAATTTTAGGCCACTCGCGCACGACCTCGCGCTTTAGCTCTTCTGCATAGTCAACTTTCTTGATCCACTCAGCCTCAAAGGTTTCGATGTTCTCGACAGGCATAAGCCTGACCCCATCTTCCCAAGGTACGCTCAGCGGGTTGAGGACTGTATTGCGTAGTTGCCCAACAATCCTACTCAAAGCTTTGATTGGCGCGGCCTCTAAAAGCCGTCGTGTAACGGTGAAGCTTTTCGGGTTGCCCTGTTGGCGAGCGGCCACATCAGCAGACAGTTCTGCGTCTCTTGTTTTGTTAGCGAACTTGGTGATTGTTGCTGTAACCAGCATTGCGTTGTTTTGGATCTTATCCATAGTCATTGACTCCGAAATAGTAAAGGGGCCGAAGCCCCGTTGGGGTTTAGCGAGTGGCCTTGTGGGCCACATACTCAGGGGTTGATAGCAGGTCTGCATCGCGGCGCGTTGCCAGCGCCCAGAACACCTCGACCAGTTCTTCGTTGATGCGCTTGAGAACAACCACTGCATTGCCAAGGTTGTCAGTGGTCACCCGTGCAGCCAGCGCAGCGGTCACTGCATACTGAGTAGTGATCTCATTCGGCAGCGGCACGTTGTGCGGATCTGACAGAAACAAGTTGATGTCTGGCAGGTTACGCATGGTGCGGACAAACGCCATAAACTCAGCGGCAGCGCCGAATCCTACGGCACCCTCAATGGCGATCTGCTCAAGATCAGCAGGTAAATCGTCACTGAGAATGTCAGACACTGATTGCCAGCCGCGAGGTGTAGCGATAGCCACCCTGTCTTTAGGTGTGCCGCCATCGGGGAACTCGTGAATGAGTCCGGCCTGATCACCTGATGCCTCACCGCGAAACTTCAGGAACGCAACCACAAGCGGGTTAGCGCCAGTGTCTGCAAGGTAGTCGCTGGTCTCAGCAGCGGACGGCACAACATCCAAGTGATACTTGAATCTTGTACTTACGGCAGCGTCGATGCGGCCAGACACACCAGCACCGTCATTGGGTCGATTAGATGCAGCGATAACAAACCAGCCCTTGGGCAGGATGTAGTCGCCAAGCCGACCATCGTTTAGTAGCTGGTAAGACGCGAATTGCGCTGATTGAGTGCCAAGCATTAGCTCATCCATAAGCAAGCAGCCCTCTGGGCCGTCGCGCTCCACGTTGGGTAGCCATGATGGCGTAGACCATTCGGTTGTGGATGCTTCGCCGTCGCCGCTGATGTACGGGACACCGCGAGTATCGACTGCATCCAACTGTGACAGGCGTACATCAATCAGGCCTATCGGTCTGTCGAGAGTCTTGGAAAGCTTTTCCATAGCCTGACGGACGATTGAGGACTTAGCTGCCGCGTAGATGCCCCACAGAAATATAGGCAACTGGCGCTTGTCGCTAGACAGTTGAGAGGTCGCATGTGCGAGTATTAGTTGTGCAGCCTGTGAAGGGCTGACTTTCGGTGCGTTTATTGATTTAGTCATAACTAGTCAATGCTCCAAAGTTAAGGTTGTTGGTTATCCAAGACCGCCCAGAGGGCGGTTTCACGCTGGTCACCAGCCAGCACTCGTCAGTTGGATTAGGTCTCTAGGGTTGCAGCAGGGTCGAACTTCCATTGATCTGCAAGCTTGTAATAGAGGCGAGCAAACTGTTTGCGCTTTGCAATGTTGAACGATGGAGTCTCAACATGGGGGTTGCGGTCTCCATCCGCCTTTGCCAGCGCCTCAAGCAAATCCAATACCTCAGATCGGGCTTGTTCTTGCGGTGTGTGTCCGTACTTGTTTCTCATTGGTTATGCTCCGTAGTTGGAATGGTTAGTCAGAACCCCAAGGTCTGGCGTTCAGCTTTTTAAGTCGGGCACCAGACACCGTGGCATCCATGACGGCACCTGACCAAGCACGATTGGTTAGCTCTACCAAATGCTCGCCGTTGTGGCCTTTCCAGAATGCGGTGCCTGTTGTTACCCATGTCTGATGCTTGAGTCCTTTAACTGGCACAACCACATCGGTGTCCACTCTTATCTGTTGCTTTTCGTTCATCTTTATCCTCAGTCGGTTTTCCAAGACCGTGCCTCCTACACGGTTTCACGCCACTAACCAAGCGGCACTCATCAGTTGGAAAAGGTTAGGTTATCGGTGAACAGCTTGAGTTCTGCGTGTTCCCAGCGGTCTAGCCAATCGACCTGAGCCTTAACCTGCGGCCAGCGCAGGGTGTGGCCTGTCTGCTTTTCGTAGTCGGCAAGTATCTGATCGGACAACTTGCCAATGCTCAGAATCCATTGCAGCCGTTCACGGTTGCTCAGGTTGGTGCGGTCTAGGTTCTGCTTGATGTCATCAATGTCTGAGTTGTACTGCTCAATCATTTGGTGAGTCCCTCGTTGATTGCATAGTCGGCAGCTTGGTTGTATTGACGCATCTGCATATGCGCCCGATGCGCTGCTTCGTGCTTTTCAATGAAATCAACGGCAGCGATCATCTGCTTGGTCGCGTTCTCAAGCTCGCGGCGAGGCATGTATGACTCAAGCTCTAAAGCTTTGTCGTGCCATATCTCCTCTTGACGCAGATGGATTCTCCGCTTGGCAGCCATTGCACTGGTGTCCTGATCTCCCGCCCACTCAGCGGAGTCAACGTGGAAATCGACACGGCGTTGTGCCTTCACCCAATCAACGACGGTGCGCTGATGCTTGGGGTTGATAGCCTTGATTGCGTTCGCAACGGCCAAGTAATCATCTATTTTTGGTTGCTGTTGTTTGGTCATGGCTAGAAGCCTCCCATTGAGATAGCGCCGTGGGCGCGGGTTGTTGTTTTGATCTTGGCAACGATTGCACGCTTGCGTTCGATCAGTCGGTTAAGGAATAGGCGGCGGCGATTGTGTCGCAGTACCCGTTGTCGTTCTTGGTGTGTCATCACTCACTCCATAGTTCAGTTCATCAATAGCCACTCAGTAAGTGGTCATTGGTGAGCCGAAGCTCTGCCGCATCCCAGCTCGTTGGGCATTGTCAGGATCAAAGGCCGACTGAGTAGCATTGCCCTGTACAGGGACGAGCCTCACCCAGCCGTTCAACCTCAGACCTTCACCAATGCTTTAGTTCTGGCTGCTGCGGCAAACAGCGCGTGTCTTGGTCTGCATGTGTGACTGCCCATTGATTGTCGGTACGGCACACTGCTCGCCTCTCACGCCCCAGAACATTTCCCCGTCTGGTAGGTGCATCCGATGCCGCATTGCCCATTGATTGTCGGTACGAGCGGTGCATCCGGTGGATGGCGGGATTGGGTACGGCTCCCCGTCGCCGTTGAGTGGATTATACGCACAGGTGAACGCAGTACGCAATACTCAGTAACCAATAAATGTTTAACGGTTGTAGATACAACGAATGGCTCAGAGAAAAATTACAGGGGCGTTGATGCAGGCCACGAGCAAAGTCGATTTGACTATTAGATGAAACGCGCACGCGAATAGCAGATAGCAGTACTCAATACAAGTATTGACAAGCAAATAAGTAGCAAATAGTCAGTAACGAGTAGAAAGTACTTAGTAATCAACAACTTAGATACGAATTCCCGTCTAAGCGTTTTTCACGATGAACTGGTGCATATGTATGGCTTAGGCAAAACAGGCCTTAGAACGCAATTCTGGGCGTCCTATCGGCAAGTGCGAAATGTCAAGCTTTATCTATGTACTGGTTACTGGGTACTGGTGGCAGACGGCCAAGCTGGGCGGCGGTATGATTCCGGCAAACAGGCAGCACGGTATCGGAACATGGGCAAACCCAAGTCAGGACTCACAGCTAAACAGCGGCACTTTGCATTGGCATTGGGCAGCGGTGCAGGCATGACATTAAGTGATGCATACAGGGAGGCATACGATTGCAAGAATATGAGCGCGGCAGCCATCAGGACGGAAGCCAGCAGGCTTGCAGCGAACCCTGCCATTACCCTATTGATTGAGCAGCAAAGGGAGCGGACTCAGCGTGCAGCATCGGCCTCTGAGGTCGGAGACCGTGACCGTGTTTTACAGCGCCTGCGGCAGTGGATGGATGATGCCGAGCCTACCGATACAAACAAGCTGAAGGCTGCACAGCTACTTGGTCAGACCGTGGGCATGTTCAAGGATGTGGTAGAGACCAACAGCGGTGACCGTGCCAGCACCGAGGTAGCCGCCGAGATAGAACGACGCTTGGCAACACTGCAAGCAGCAGCCGAGCCTAAGCCTAAGCCTGACAGTCTGCACTAGTGGCAACAGTACACCATACGCAAACGGTTACAGTACGCTGCACACAATACGCTAACCGTTGTACACCCCCTGCCTCTCAGCGAAATTGTCTATCATTTTGCATACCCCTACCCCCCCTATAGCCAGTTGCGTGCCACCGTCTATATACATAGTAAAACGCTCAAATAATTACCTAAAAAATATATAGTCCGTAAACAGTACGCAGTACACTTCCTTTTTTTGCAGGGAAATGCCCTAGGAATCCTAGTGCCTAAAAATTTTTCACAAAAAATTCAAGCCGGGTCTTGCCTCATCCTTGTCAAGTGTGTAACTTCTGTATAATCAGTTATTCCTCTCTTAGGAATATGCCTAGGTAGGCATGTGCCGATTAGGCAAATGCCGATTAAGTAGATCCGTAAGTTTTTTTATATGGATTACTAAGTAGGTAGATTCCTAGGCTAGTCATATTCCTAAGCTAGGTATATTCCTAAGGGAGTTTTATGTCGGTTCTTGACAGAGTAGACCCCAAACTTCTAAAGCAGATACCCAATCTTCCTGAGCATGAGCAGAGGGAGATACTTGCTCTCATAGAAGAGCTAGAAGAGGCTGAGGGTAAAGAGCAAGCCCGTGAAGGGTTTATGCCGTTTATTAAACGTGTGTGGCCTGCTTTCATTGAAGGGCGTCATCATAAGATCATGGGCGCTGCTTTTGAGCGGGTTGCCCGTGGTGAGTTGAAGCGGCTCATTATCAATATGCCGCCAAGGCACACTAAGTCTGAGTTTGCATCGTACTTACTCCCTGCTTGGTTTCTGGGTAACTTCCCAGAGAAGAAGATCATTCAGACCGCACACACTGCTGAATTATCAGTGGGGTTTGGTCGTAAGGTTCGTAACCTAGTAGACAGTGATGATTACAAGAGCGTTTTCCCGAATCTAGGGTTACGCGCTGATTCAAAGGCTGCTGGACGGTGGAGTACTACTCAGGGCGGCGAATACTTCGCTATCGGTGTTGGCGGTGCTGTGACTGGTAAGGGCGCGGATCTTTTGATCATTGATGACCCTCACAGTGAGCAAGAAGGCCAAAGTGCCGATCCGGGCGTGTTTGATAAGGTTTACGAATGGTATACCTCTGGGCCTAGACAGCGTCTACAGCCGGGAGGCGCGATCATTGTTGTAATGACACGCTGGCACAAGCGGGATCTTACTGGGCAGATCATCAAGTCTTCTGTTCAGCGGTCTGGTACAGATGAATGGGAGGTTATTGAGTTCCCTGCAATCATGCCGTCAGGCAAGTCGCTATGGCCTGAGTTCTGGCCTTTACCTGAGCTAGAGTCGCTTAGAAACGAATTACCAGCGCCCAAGTGGAACGCACAGTACCAACAGAACCCCACATCAGAAGAGGGCGCGTTGGTTAAGCGTGAATGGTGGCGCGAATGGGACAGTGATGTTCCGCCAGCTTGTGAGTTTATTATTCAGTCTTGGGATACGGCATTCCTCAAGACTCAGCGTTCAGACTTCTCAGCCTGTACAACGTGGGGCGTTTTTTACCACCCAGACGATACGGGCACTATGCAGGCAAACATAATCCTGCTGGACGCGCACAAAGAACGCCTAGAGTTCCCTGAGCTTAAAAAGAAAGCTTTTGAGTTATACGGCTACTGGGAACCAGATGCTTGTATCGTTGAAGCTAAAGCGGCAGGTACGCCGTTGATCTTTGAGTTACGGGCTATGGGCATCCCTGTTGCGGAATACACGCCGTCTAGGGGTAACGATAAGATTAGCCGTGTAAACGCGGTATCGGATCTATTTGCCTCTGGTAACGTGTGGCGGCCTAATACTAGGTTTGCAGAAGAGGTTGTAGAAGAGTTTGCATCGTTCCCTGCTGGTGAGCATGATGACCTTGTAGACTCATCTACACAGGCGTTACTGCGGTTCAGACAGGGTGGGTTCTTACGATTACTCAGTGATGAAGAGGATGAGCCTTTTTATCCAAGAAAGGCCAGTTATTATTAATGCCATATCTCCAAAGTAACATCCCGTACTTTAAGTGCTGGGTGAGAAAAGAGTACACGCATAACCATACGAAATATCATGGAGAGTTCCTTCATGCTATGGCGATTGCGGTAACTACAATGCCTACAAGATGCTTGAGCTTTCAGGTTATCTTCACTGGGGCGGAAACCTACGACACTGATGAGCCGAATGTTCATGGTGGCGCAATGTGGGCAAGAATGCCGATAACGGCACTAGTTGCCGATACACCGTATGAAGAATGGCCTGAGCCGATGCCAGTGTGGGCTGCACAGCCTTGGGACTGTAGTTCTAGGGATCACAGCGTGTATGTGCTGGACAGGGCGACACCGTGTCCTTGGCTGGCAAAGATAGACGGCCAGTTCTACCCTGCAAAGTATTACTTCACGGTAGATTACACCAACAACGAGATTGCAGATGACCCTGCTCAGCATAAGCAGAGCCATGTCATGGAGCTACTTGATGCTGGCCCGTACACGGGAAACATCGTAGCTTTGCCGAATAATCGTGTTAGGGTGACTCACCCAGCGTGGTTTGAGACAGGAGAAGGTGCGCCTGACTTCAGGCCATCTCAACACATTCATTACAGCAAATCAGACTTAGATTACACCTTAGACGTAAATCAGGTCTTTGATAACTTATATGCAGGAGACTCGCATGAAGATGAAGAGTAAAGGTTATAACCGAGGTGGTAAGACCAAGATGGGTATGGCTGGCGGCAAGAAAACCAAAATGGGTTACGCTGGCGGTAAGAAAACTAAACTGCCTATGGTTGAAAAGGATGGAACGATGGTTCCGTTTTTTGCTGCTGATGGCAAAGGCAAAATGAAAGCTGGCGGCATGGTTCCTAAGACCAAGGGCTACTTCAAGGGTGGCAAGACCATGCAAAGCAAGATGGCTACCAAGGGCGGCAAGCGCGGCGGCAAAGGCTAATGGCCGTAGATCGACCATTGCAGACCCCAACCTCTCTTATGCCGGGGATGGAGGAAGAAGCACTTGAGATAGAGATCGTTGACCCTGAATCCGTATCTATTGCGGCGGGTGGTGAAACCATTTTTGAGTTTGACGAAGACGATCTAGGCCAAATGCAGATACCGCATGACGCCAATCTTGCTGAGTTTATTGAAGATGGCGATCTAAACGCGATTGCAAGTGATCTTGTGGGCGCTTTTCGCGCTGATAAAGACAGTCGATCTGATTGGGAGCGATCCTATATCGAAGGGTTAGACCTTCTTGGGCTGAAACATGAGGAAAGAACCACCCCTTGGGATGGCGCTTGTGGTGTTTTCCACCCTTTGCTGACTGAATCTGTAATTAGATTCCAGTCCCAAGCCATTCAAGAGTTGTTTCCAGCGAGCGGCCCTGTAAAAACATCTATTGTCGGCAAAATAGATGACGAAAAAGAAAAGCAAGCACACCGAGTTCAAGACTATTTGAACTATATGCTTACTGAAAAGATGACCGAGTACCGTTCTGAGACAGAGCGGATGCTTTTTTCTCTGCCTTTGGCGGGTAGCGCGTTTAGAAAAGTGTATTTTGACCCCTCAATGGGCCGCCCTTGCAGCATGTTTGTGCCTGCGGAGGAGTTTGTTGTCAGTTATGGCGCTTCTGATCTAGAAACTTGTGAGCGTGCGACTCACATAATGAAAAAAACCAGCAATGAAATCCGAAAATTGCAGATTTCCGGGTTTTATGCAGACGTTGACTTGGGCGAACCGTCTCCATCGTCAACAGATTCAGACAGAATCAAAGACAAATACAACGAATTAACGGGTGATGAGCCAAGTTACGACAGTGACAGCAGGCATACCCTCCTTGAGATGATGGTTGATCTTGATCTTGAGGGTTTTGAGGACATGGAGGGTGGAGAGCCTACGGGAATCGCCCTGCCATACGTCGTTACAATAGATTTATCGTCTAGAACCGTCCTTTCAATCAGAAGAAACTGGTATGAAGAGGATGAGCGTAAGCTGAAGCGCCAGCATTTTGTGCATTATCAGTATATGCCGGGGCTTGGGTTCTACGGGTTCGGTTTAATTCACATGATTGGCGGGTTGGCTAAGTCTGCAACGTCTTTGTTGCGCCAACTTGTGGACGCTGGCACGTTAGCAAACCTTCCGGGCGGCTTAAAATCTAGAGGATTGCGGATTAAAGGCGATGACACGCCAATTATGCCGGGAGAGTTCCGAGATGTGGACGTTCCGGGCGGCACAATCCAAGATAATATCCGATTTTTGCCCTACAAAGAGCCAAGCACGGTGTTGTATCAGCTTATGGGCGATATTGTAGAGGAAGGACGCCGTTTTGCCTCGGCTGCTGACGTAAAAGCGGCAGATATGAACGCAGAAGCGCCTGTCGGCACCACATTGGCGATCATGGAACGGTCAATGAAGGTGATGAGCGCGGTTCAAGCGCGGTTACACGCCTCTATGCGTACTGAGCTACGGCTTTTGTCGAATGTAGTAAAGGACTTTGGCCCTCAAGAGTACCCATACGACGAAGAAGGCCCAGCGTTAACACGCGAAGATTTTGATGACCGTGTGGACATCATACCTGTCAGTGATCCAAACGCAGGAACGATGGCTCAAAGGATTATGCAGTATCAGGCTGCGCTTCAGTTGGCTCAACAATCGCCTGATATGTACGATATGCCGCTCCTGCACAGGCAGATGCTTGAGATACTGAACATTAGGGATGCAGACAAGATTGTGCCTGTAGAGGGCGATATGCAGCCTACAGACCCAGTTTCAGAGAACATGAACATAATTAACGGCGAACCCCTTAAGGCGTTTATCTACCAAGACCATGAGGCGCATATACTGGCCCACAAGTCTTTAATAGAAGACCCCAAGATTATGGAGATCATGTCAAAGAGTCCCAATGCCAAGCAGGCAGGGGCTTCTCTCGCTGCACACATACAAGAACACTTGGCGTTCCAATACAGGATGGAGATCGAAAAGCAGCTTGGTGTTGAGTTGCCGCCGCCTGATACCCCATTACCGGAAGATATTGAGTATCGTATATCTAGACTGGTGGCTCCTGCGGCTGAACAGCTTACAGGTAGAAACCAGCAAGAGGCACAAGCCAAGCAAGCGCAACAGCAAGCGCAAGATCCTATCGTGCAAATGCAGCAGAAAGAACTACAGATCAAAGAGTTGCAAGCGCAAACCAAGGCGCAAGCCGAAATGGCTAAAATACAGCTTGATATGCAGAAAGCTGCGGACAACTCTCAGATACAAAGACAGAGACTTGATCAGGAAAACCGCATAGCTCAAGCCAAGCTTGCGGCAAGTATCTCTGAAAACAACTCACGCGAAGAATTAGAACAGCGGCGCATTACATCCAAGGAACAGCTAGAAGGCTTTAAGATTGGACAAGAAATAGCTAAGGACTTGCAGGGTGAATAGTGTATCCTCTGTGAACAGCTTTGAGTATTACAGGCAAGCATTGCGTAATCAGATGAACGAGTACGCAGACCACATTAGTGGTGGCGCGTGTAAAGATTATAGTGAATACTCAAAATGTGTCGGAATCATTGAAGGCTTAGCAATAGCGGAGCGAGAGCTTCTGGATATGCAGGCTAAAGCTGAGGAAGATTACTCCGCATAAGCGGTGCAAGCGACTCTGGACGCTTTTTTCCAGTGCAAAGGAAAACTAATGAGCGAATCATTAGCAATAAACGATGACGCGAGTTCGCAAGAAGACGAACAGTCACGCAAAGCAAAGCAATTGCCTCAACCGAGAGGCTATAAAATACTTATTGCTTTACCTGAACCCGAAGAGAAGACGGCTGGTGGCATAATCAAAGCCACTGAAACGCTGCACAATGAAGAAATAGGGTCAATTGTAGGCATGGTCTTGGCTTTAGGCCCGGACGCTTACAGCGACTCACAGCGATTCCCGTCTGGCCCATCCTGTAAGGAGGGTGACTTCATATTAATGCGGTCTTATTCTGGAACCAGATTTAAGGTTCACGACAAAGAGTTCCGCTTGATTAACGACGATAGTGTTGAAGCTGTTGTAGAAGATCCACGGGGGATTGTGAAGGTATGAGTGAAATGCAAGAAGCGGTGGAGACTCAAGAGTCCTCTGCCGAAGAGAAGTTTTTTGGTGTCAAGACAACTATTGGCCGATCTCAAGATAACGAAGAGGCTGATTCTGGTTCGGATTTAGAGCTAGAGATTGTTGATGACCGCCCGGAAGAAGATCGTCGCGCACCCAAAGTAGAGTCATCTGCTGATGATTCCGATGACGATGAGCTTTCAGGTTACAGTGAGCGTGTACAAAAACGTATAAACAAGCTTCGATACGAGCAAAACGAAGAGCGCAGGCAACGCGAAGCGGCTGAGCGCCTAAGAGAAGAAGCTGTAAGTTACGCTCAAGCAGTTACCGCAAAGAACAAAGAATACGAATCTTTGATAAATCGCGGTGAAGCAGCGTTGATAAGCCAGATAAAAGATAAGGCTCAGTTGGCCCTTGAGACTGCAAGAGAGCAGTACAAGAAGGCTTACGAAGAGGGCGACACAGATAATGTTGTTGCTGCCCAAGAAAATCTTATGAGGGCGCAATCAGAACTTACCGAAGCAGGTAAGTACGAGCAGGCGTTAGCTAAAAAGCCTGTTAGTGTGCCGGAAGATGCGTACCAACAGCAGGTTTATCAACAGCAACTAGCAAGGGAGCAACAGTTTGCCCAGCAGCAAGCTCAGCCACAGGTTGAGCCGCAAGCTCAAGAGTGGGCGAGAAACAACCCTTGGTTTATGCGCGATGGTTATGAAGAAATGACCAGCACCGCATATGGTGTTCATACAGCTTTAGTTAAAAAAGGTGTGGCACCTAACTCAACGGAATACTTTGAAACCATAGACGCTACCATGCGTCAACGGTATCCAGACTTTGACTGGCAGGATTCAAGCGATACAGATGGCCGTAGCGCGTCCGTGACTGCTAGTCAGCCTTCGTCGGTGGTGGCACCCTCCTCTAGGAGTAACGGTGCTAAACCGCGCAAAATACGGTTAACGGCCAGCCAGATTGCTCTCGCCAAGCGTATCGGGCTTACCAATGAACAGTACGCAATGCAGCTCATCAAGGAGGGCAAACAGTGACTGAAGAGCGCACCCCAAGAGAAAACGAGACGCGAGAAGCGTCTGCAAGACCTAGTGATTCATGGATTCCAGCTTCCATCCTGCCTGACCCGAAGCCTCAAGATGGCTGGGTTTTTCGGTGGGTTAGAACTAAAACCCTTGGTGAATCAGATAATGTTCATGTGTCTAGAATGTTTCGGGAAGGTTGGACGCCTGTAAAGGCAGAGGATCATCCTGAGCTTATGCTTTCCTCTGATATTGGATCTCAGTTTGAGGGCAATATAGAGGTTGGCGGTTTGCTTCTATGCAAGGCTGACAAGGCCAGAATGGATGCTCGTACTAAGCACTTTGAACAGGTAGCTGATAATCAAATGCAATCCGTGGACAATAATTTCTTGCGCGAAAACGACCCTCGTATGCCGCTGCTCAATCCAGAGCGAAGCACACGGGTGTCTTCATTTGGTAAGGACTAACCTCTGGCAAGGGGTTGGTTGATTAACTTGAGGAGGCCACTATGGCTACCGTTGCAACCCCTATGGGTGCTGAACCAGTTGATACCTTAAGTGCGAGCGGCTCGTTTACGGGCAAGGTTCGTCACATTAAGATCGCCAACGCTTATGGAACTGCTATTTTTTATGGCGATTTCGTAAAGTTGGTTGCTGCTGGCACCGTTGAAAAAGCCGCTGTAACAACCTCTGTTGTTGCTGGCACCGTTGGCATCTTTGTAGGCTGCGCTTACACTGATCCCAGCACAAACCAGATGACATTTAACCAACAATTCCCAGCATCAACTGCTGCTGACGACATTGTTGCTTATGTCGTTGACGATCCTAAGTTGTTGTTCCGTATGCAAGGTGACGAATCTATTGCTCAAACCGGATTAGGAAACAACATCTCAGCAGTTAACACTGCGGGATCAACCTCCATCGGACGAAGCAAGAACGCCCTAGACGGCGGCTCTATCGCTACGACCAATACATTACCACTGCGTGTCGTTGATTTCGTAGATGGCCCAACCAGCACTGTAGGTGATGCATTCACAGATTGTATCGTTACCTACTTGCCTTTGAGCCACGCTTACGAAACCAAGCTCGGCGTTTAAGGAGAACTAGGCAATGGCAATTTCAAGAGCGCAAATGCTTAAAGAACTCCTGCCGGGGCTTAACGCCTTATTTGGTTTGGAGTACGAAAAATACGAAGACGAACACACTCTCATTTATGAGACTGAAAGTTCTGATCGTTCTTTTGAGGAAGAAGTGAAGTTGAGCGGCTTTGGTGCTGCTCCCGTTAAAGCTGAGGGTTCTGCAATCTCTTACGATTCAGCGCAAGAAAGCTATACGGCTCGCTATAATCACGAGACGATTGCGATGGGCTTCGCCATCACCGAGGAAGCGATGGAAGACAATCTTTACGATTCTCTTTCTGCTCGCTACACCAAAGCTTTGGCACGGGCTATGGCCTATACCAAGCAAGTTAAAGCAGCGAATCCGCTTAACAATGGTTTCACCAGCTTCCAATCTGGAGATGGTGTTACGTTGTTCAACGCTTCGCACCCATTAGTTAACGGTGGAACAAACTCTAACCGTCCATCTACTGGTGCTGACTTGAACGAAACATCGCTTGAGCAAGCAATCATTGAGATTGCAGCGTTCACCGATGAGCGTGGTCTGCTTATCGCAGCCCGTCCTCGTAGCTTGGTTGTTCCTCCTGCACTGATGTTTACAGCAGATCGTCTGCTTGAAACCACTCAGCGCGTTGGTACTGCTGACAACGACATCAACGCTATCCGCAATATGGGTGCAATCCCCGGCGGATATGCTGTTAATCACTATTTGACTGACAGCAATGCCTTCTTCATCATGACTGATGTACCGAATGGCATGAAGATGTTTGAGCGTACCGCTCTAGAAACGAGCATGGACGGAGACTTCGATACGGGTAACGTGAGATATAAAGCTCGCGAACGCTATTCCTTCGGGGTAAGCGACCCACTCGGAATTTACGGATCTCCCGGCTCTAGCTAGAGTGACGTAACTTTGAACAGGGCTGCTTTCGAGTGGCCCTTGTTCTTTTCCTGACTAATTGTTTCACATGAAACATTTAGACTAACCCAGACAGGAGACTACAATGGGTACTACGACTTTCACGGGTGCAGTTCGTTCTGAAAGCACCTTCAAAACTGTAAGCAAAGACAGCACTTCTGGTGCTATTACTGAAGTTGCAACTATCGGTGACGGCCCCGTTAGCCTTGCTGATGGCAACGTAACCTTAACTAACGCCACTCACAGCGGACGAATACTGCTGGTTCCAGATGGCGGACAAGACAACACCTATACCTTACCAGCGCCTATTGCTGGATCTGTGTTTAGGTTTGTTTACGCTGGCGGTGCCGCTGACGCAACTGATGCGCTTATCGTTACCCCCGGAAACACTAATTTTTACATTGGTGGTGTTACTTTCCTTGATACTGACAACGAAGTTAGTGCAGTTTTTTCTGATGGCAACTCAAATAGCAGCATTCAGTTAAACGTACCTGCTGGCTTTGATGTAACGATTATTGGTTTGAACACAACCAATTATCAGATCTTCGGCACTGTTACGGGCGCAACTGCACCTGCATTTGCTGATCAGTAATAGGAGGTTAGCATGGCCGATGCAGTAGCAACTCAAACCATTGAGGATGGTGGTAGCACCGCCATTTTCAGGTTTACAAATGTCAGCGATGGCAGTGGCGAAAGCGCGGTCACAAAGATCGACGTATCAGCCCTTACTGCTGACCCTATGACTGGCGCGGCTTGTACCTCTGTTGTCATCCAGAAGATCTACTACTCATGCATCGGTATGGGCGTAAAGATTTTTTTTGATGCAACTACTGATGTGCTTGCTTGGCAGCTAAACGCGGATTGGTCTGATACGCTTGATTTCACTGACTTCAGCGGCATTCCAGATACAGAGGCGAGCGGCACTACAGGTGATATTAAATTCACCACAGTAGGTCATTCTAGCGGCGATGTGTATAACATCGTTATGCAGGTTCGCAAAAGATACTAGTAGTAGCTGTGGCTAGAAACTACAAAGAAGAATACAAGGATTTCCATTCAAAGCCTGATCAGAAGAAACGTCGTGCGGGGCGCAACGCTGCAAGACGCAAGATGACTGCGGCTGGCAAGGTTAAGAAGGGTGACGGCAAAGACGTTCACCATAAGGATGGAAATGCCTTGAACAATAAAAAGAAAAATCTTCGGGTAGAGTCTAGATCAAAGAATAGGGCTAGAAAGAAATGAGCTTAACTGATGCTGAAAAAAACAGGCTGAAAAAGGTTGGGCTTACAGGTCTTAACAAGCCTAAAAGAACCCCAAGCCATCCATCCAAAAAGGCTGTTGTTGCAGTGCGTGACGGCAGCAAAATGAAGATTATTCGCTTTGGTGACCAGAAGATGGGTCACAACTATAGCGCAGAGGCTCGTAAGAGCTTCAAGGCCAGACACGGCAAGAACATTGCTAAAGGAAAAACCAGTGCTGCCTATTGGGCAAACAAGGTTTTTTGGAGCGGTAAGGGTGGAAGCAAGAAGTCTCCTCCGAAATCCCAGAAGCAGAAGTTTGGCAAGAAGTAATGGCTATTAGTCGAGCGCAAATGGGCAAGCAAATAAAGAACGCCCCCGCCAAAAAGAAGCGGGTATCCAAGAAGAAGACAAAGGCTAGGAGGCCGTAATGGCTGTAAGCGGTACATATGCGTTTAACTTAGACCTTTCTGACGCTATGGAAGAGGCGTTTGAACGCGCAGGCCTTGAGCTTCGTAGCGGTTATGATTATAGGACTGCTCGCAGAAGCATAAACTTGCTGATGCTTGAGTGGCAAAACCGAGGCCTTAATCTTTGGACGGTCAAGGAAGGGACGCAAGCGTTAACCTCTGGGACTTCGGCGTATGCTTTAGATGCAAAGGTTTTTGACATCATAGAGGCGTTTGTTCGCGTCAACGCTGGCAACACCTCTACGCAGCAAGATCAAACATTGACTAGGATATCTGTAAGCCAGTACGCCCATCTTTCAAACAAGCTTTCTGAAAGCAAACCTTTGCAGTATCAGATCGACAAAGCGCCGTCGCAGATCACCGTGAACCTCTGGCCCGTTCCAGACAAATCCACCTATACGCTGGTTTATTATTATTTGGAGCGTATAGACGATGCCGGATCTCCAGCATCAAACAACATGGACGTACCTGCTAGGTTCCTTCCCTGCTTGGTTGCTGGTCTTGCGTATCAGTTAACCTTGAAGTTTCCAACGGCAAGTGATCGCTCTGCTGTCTTGAAAGCCGATTACGAGGAGCAATGGAATCTAGCCGCCGATGCAGACAGGGAGAAGGCCTCTCTGTATGTTGCTCCGTTTATGTCGAGCAGTTTGTAGTATGAGTGCCTTTGCCAGCGGCAAGCACGCTTTTGGCTTTTGCGACCTAACAGGGTTTAGGTATCCTCTAAAAGACCTTGTTCCGCAAATAGTTAACGGCAGGCCGACAGGCTTATTGGTTGGTAAAGATGTTAACAGCCCCGACCAGCCTCAGTTAAAGCTCGGACGCATCAGAATGGATGATCCCCAAGCTTTGAGGAACCCAAGGCCAGATCAGGGCTTGGATGAAAGTAGAATCCTGTCTTCGTTTGATCCAGTGGGTCAGGTTGGATTGGAGATGTTTGGCAGCATTGGCACAGTAACAGTGAGTACAGGTTAATGGCTTTTACATTTACAACGCTAAAAAGCGCCATACAAGATTATCTAGAAACGACAGAAACTACTTTCGTTAATGATCTGCCCACAATTATTACTCAGGCAGAGGAGCGAATACTCAAGTCGGTTCAGTTGCCAGACTTTAGGAAGAACGCTAACGGCACGACCACTCAGTCAAACCCTTATTTGTCTGTGCCGTCTGATTTCTTAGCAACGTACTCACTGTCAATAGACAACAGCGGGTATGAGTTCTTGATTAGAAAAGACGTAAACTTTATCCGCGAGGCGTATCCTGTTGCTTCAACCACAGGTGTGCCGAAGCATTATGCATTATTCAATGAGCAGTCGTTTATTTTAGGGCCAACACCTAATGGCAATTACGCGGCAGAGATACATTACTTTTACAAGCCTGAGTCAATAACGGTTTCTAGTGACGGCACAAGTTGGCTAGGCACCAATGCTGAAAATGCACTTCTCTACGGTTGCTTGGTTGAGGCGTATACATTCTTGAAGGGCGAGCCTGATCTTCTTCAGTTGTACTCAACCAGATACAACGAAGCATTAGAAGAGTTGAAGTCTTTGGGCGAAGGGTATAACACTACAGACAGTTACAGGTCAGGCGCTGTGAGGGCGGCTAGATAATGTTGATTCAAGCGCCAACCCTTGAGATAGGTGAGGTTTCTGTTTCTACCACAAACAACAAGGGCCATAGTCCTGAGTTCTGGGCTGAGTCTGCGGCAAACAGAATTGTAAGTGTTGGTGGTGATTGCCATCCAGTCATAGCAGAGCAAGCAAGGGCGTTTAAGGAATCAGTCTTAAAGGTTGTTGAGTACTATATTAAGCAGGCAATACAGAGTGACAGAACAACTCTTATTGGTGAGCTTGAAGCACAAGGCCAGAGTGAAATGGCTGAAATTATTAGGAGATTGTAATGAGCATCACGACAGCTATGTGTACTAGCTTCAAGAAAGAGCTAATGGAAGCAAAGCACAACTTTTTGAACTCTGGAGGCAACACCTTCAATCTTGCGCTGTACACAAGCAGTGCAACCTTGAATGCCAGCACAACGGCGTATTCAACCTCAAACGAGGTGAGCGGCACCAACTACACAGCGAAAGGCGCGTCTTTGACTCGCGTAGACCCAACCACATCAGGCACTACGGCTTTCACAGACTTTGCAGACCTGACATTCAGCAATGCAACGATCACTGCGAATGGGGCGCTCATATTCAATGATTCAGCCTCTGGTGATCCGGCGGTTTGCACGTTAGCTTTCGGTGGTGACAAGACCAGTACAGCAGGGGATTTTACGATTCAGTTCCCTACGGCAGACGCTTCAAACGCGATAATAAGGATTGCATAAATGCCAGCCGCTAAAAAACCAGTAAGGAAGGTCGCTAAGAAACCCGTGGCAATGAAGTCGGGTAAAAAGACTAAATCACGGGTTAATGAAGCTGGCAACTACACCAAGCCGACCATGCGTAAGCGTTTGTTTAACAAGATAAAAGCTGGCAGCAAGGGTGGAAAGCCGGGGCAATGGTCAGCGCGTAAAGCGCAAATGCTTGCGTCTGAATACAAAAAAGCTGGCGGCGGATATAAAGACTAATGCCGCTCAAGAAGTCCCAGAAAAGCCTTAAAAAGTGGACTAAGCAAGAATGGGGTACCAAGTCGGGTAAGCCTTCAACCCAAGGCAAAAAGGCTACAGGGGAAAGGTATCTTCCCAAAAAAGCCCGTCAGGCTTTGTCAGACAAGGAATACGCTGCTACTACAAGGAAGAAGAGGGCCGATACAAAGAAAGGCAAGCAGCACTCCAAGCAGCCCAAAAAGATAGCCAAGAAGACAGCAAGGCACAGGAAATAGCGTGTGGCAATTGTTAATGGCTGGGGCAGAGGGACTTGGGGCGAAGGCGCGTGGAACGAGCCTGATGTTGTCGAGCCTACGGGTGTCGCTGGCACAGGGGCTGTCACGACAGTTACCGTTGACGCAGAAGCAAACACCTCTGTCACAGGCGTTTCTGGAACGTCAGCAGTCGGCACAGTCACTACGTCAGCAGCCGCTGATGTATCGGTTACAGGCGTTTCTTCAACAGGGTCTGTTGGCTCGGTTACGGTCACGGGTGAGTCAAACGTCACATCGCCTAGCGTCTCTGGCACAGGGGCTGTCACAACGGTCACTGTTGATGCAGAGGCCAACGCATCGGTTACCGGAGTTTCTGCAACAGGTTCAACAGGCACGGTTACAGCCACTGGTACAGCGGTTATCAGCCCCACGGGTGTTGCTGGCACAACTGCTATCGGCACCATATCGGTATCTTGTGACAACAACCTTAGCGTCACAGGGGTTTTTGCAACTGCGAGCGTCGGTGATGTATCGGTCACGGGCGGTTCAATCATTGTGCCTACTGGCGTTAGCGGCACTGGCGCAACTAATACGTCAAATGTATGGGGTCTTGTTGACAACAGCCAAACGCCTAGCTGGTCAACCATATCAACAAGCCAAACACCTAGTTGGTCAGAAATATCAACAAGTCAAACACCAAATTGGGAAGAGGTAGCTTAAATGGCAACTTATGTAAACGATTTACGGCTCAAAGAGATTGCCACCGGAGACGAGGCAGGCACATGGGGCACGAGCACAAATACTAACCTCGAATTAATTGCTGAGGCATTTTCATTTGGCACAGAAGCAATCACGACTAATGCGGATACTCATACCACTACTATTGCTGATGGTTCTACTGATCCCGGTAGGAGTCTTTTCCTTAAATACACTGGCACACTCGATTCTGCTTGCACCATAACTATTGGCCCGAATACCGTCTCGAAGCTGTGGCTTATTGAGAATGCCACTTCCGGGTCACAGAACATCATCATTAAGCAAGGCTCTGGCGCGACGGTCACAGTCCCGAATGGCCAAACCAAAGCCATCTACTCTGACGGTGCCGGCTCTGGCGGCGCGATGGTTGATGCGTTTACTGGTCTATCTGTTCCCTCCTTGTTTGTTTCAGGCGACCTAGACGTTGATGGCACCACTAACCTAGATGTCGTGGACATTGATGGTGCTGTGGATATGGCTTCTACGCTGCAAGTTACAGGAAATTTAACTTTAGGGGCTGATGTTATCGCCTCTGATTTTGACGTTGATGCAAGTGGTGACATCAATCTTGATGCTGGTGGCGGCGATTGGCGATTAAAAGATGACGGGACAACAATTGCTACAATTTCTAATGTGTCAGGTGATTTGCAGTTTCTTCTTGGTCAAGATCAGGACTACAAATTTCAAATTGATGATAGCGGAACAGGTCAAGCCACAGCACTACTTTTAGACGGATCAGAGTCGGGAGCGGCTACGTTCAATTCTAGTGTGACTATTCCTACAATTGCTTATGTAGGAACATCTATTGTCCACCAAGGCGATGCCAATACGTCTCTAGATTTTGGAACTGATACGCAAACATTTTATGCAGGTGGTACGCGAACGCTTGATTTAGCCTCTGGAAGTGTAGTGATAAACGAAGGGGGTGCAGACGCTGACTTCCGCGTTGAGGCTGTCGGCAACGCTAATATGTTGGTTGTAGATGCTGGTAGTGCTCATGTAAACATTGGAACTGCTACAGATTACGATGCTGTGCTTAATGTCTTATCAACAGACAACGGTAAAACTTTGTCATTGGTTAGCACTGATACAGATGCAAATGCTGGCCCTGTTCTCGCTCTCACAAGACAGTCCTCAAGTTCTGCTGCTGATGGCGACGTATTAGGACGGGTAGACTTTGAGGGTTTGAATGACGCAAATCAACAAGTCGCTTATGGACGGATGCAAACCTTTATACGAGATGCGTCTGATGGCACTGAAGATGGCACTGTACAAATCAACCATATTATTGCCGGTACGGAGCGGGTTGCTCTTGAGCTTGATAACGATGAGTACGTTTTCAACAATGCAGGTATAGACATAGATTTCCGCGTTGAGTCAACTGGCAACGCTAATATGTTATATGTCGATGCGGGTTCAAATTTCGTTGGGATAAATACTTCGTCCCCGAATGCACCTCTCCATGTGCAAATGTCGCATACATCAACAACTGTGGCTGATGCAAGCAGCAATATGACGTTGAACCTGGCTAATAGTGGGGTAGGAAACGGTGTTTATAACGCCATCAAGTTCAGTGGCAACCAGCAAGACATGTACCTCATGTCGTTCAACAATAGTACTCAAGCCGACAGAAGGTTAGGTTTTTTTGTAGGTTCTACTGCCGGAGATGCGGCCACGGACGAAAGGCTATCTATAAACGGGAATGGAAGCGTTGGAATAGGTACAACTGACGGTGATGTTACAAACGATGGTACTGCCGCAAGAACGTATGTCGGGATTATTGGTACAGCTAATAGAGGCAGATTAAACATTGGAACTACCGCTTCTAATGGTGCAGACGCAGGAACTTTAGCGTTTACAAACGGCACAAACTCGCTAGTTGAATTAGTGGTTGATACACACTCTGGCGTACAAAATGCTGGGGATTTCACCCTAGACGTAACTGGCGACATTACTTTTGATGCAGATGGAGGTGATTTCAACTTCAAGGATGGCGGTACTACTCTGTTGAGTTTGAGTAACGCTGGCAGCAACAACGTACAGTTTTTAACAGGGATTAGTGATGGCGACCTTCTATTTAAGGGTGTAGATGGTGGTTCAGTAGTCACAGCCCTTACCCTTGATATGTCAGATGGTGGTACAGCTATATTTGGTAGCTGGCAAAAAATGGCTGACAACAACAGAATCGTTTTTGGTGCTGGTTCTGACTTGTCTATTTACTCAGATGGTACAGATGGCAAAGTTTTAGTTTCTGGGAATTTAGATTTTGATGTTTCTGGAAATATAAAACTTGATGCTGATGATGCTGGTGAAATTAGGTTTTTGGATGGAGGCACACAATACGCAACAATTAAAAAAGACGGTAACAGTGCACTATTCCAATCTATCGTAGCTGATGGCGATTTTTTAATACAAGGCATTGATGGATCATCTTTTGTCACAGCCGCATCATTTGATATGTCAGAAGGGGGAGCGGCTACTTTTCGTGGAAATATGACCATGAATGGTATTGCTGGCACATCTCCGATCTTAAAGTTAGTCAACAACGACACAGAAGACGTTAACACTGGGCGAGAAAGCTCTGTGCGCTTTAGTGGATTTAGGTCGGGTGGCGAAGCTGTAGACAACGCTCAAATTTCTGGCAACCACACTAGCAGCGCAGATGATGACAAAGGTGGGTTGTTCTTTTATACCAACAGTGGCTCTGGGTTGGGCGAAAGAATGAGGATTACTGACAGTGAAATAATTATTAATGAAGACCACAACGATCAAAATTTCCGTGTTGAGTCAGATGGCAACTCTACTATGCTGTTTGTTGACGGAGGAGATAACAGAGTAGGGATTGGAACAAGCACATTTACCGCTGTTTCAAGTACCTGTAACGCGATGCACGTTGCTGGTGGGTCATCAGATGCAGTGACGCCAGTAATGATGATTTCTGATGCAGATGGGTCAGTAGAAGGAAACTCTACGATATTGGAGTGTCTGTTTTCTGGCGACAACACCTTCAGTTCAGCGATGTATGTCAAGTTTACTGACTCTGGAGGCACTCAGGGTTCTATTTCTGGTACAGGTGATGGAACGGTTACTTACAACACATCCTCAGATGAACGTCTCAAGCAGAGCATCCAAGACACTGATTCTAAGTGGGATCTAGTCAAGTCTTTGCAGGTCAGAGATTACGAGTGGAAAAAGTCTGGCAAACAAGAAACAGGCTTTATCGCACAAGAATTACATGACAAATGGGCGCAGCCAGTCAAGGTTGGTGGAGAAGATGTAGAAGTAGATCCTTGGTCTGTTGATTATGGGAAGCTCACGCCTATCCTTACAAAAGCCTTGCAAGAAGCGATGGAAAAAATAGAACATCTGGAATCTGAAATAGCAAAACTCAAAGGAGAATAGCATGGCTATTAACACAACTTGGTCGGTCAGTAACATGACCCATGTAGACGCTGATGGTGGCGTCATTCTGGCTTACTGGAGCCTAGTCGCTGTGAGCGATGGCGAAGGTGGCGAAACTGCAACAGAAGGCGGTAAGGCTCGCTTCACCTACGATGCGTCGAGCAGCGATTACATTGCTTATGACGATCTTACTGAAGCTGATGTGCTTGGCTGGATCTGGGAAGCCAACAAAGAAGGCGACGAAACTGCTGCTGAGTACAAGGCTCGCATTGAAGCGGAGCGTACTGCAAAGGTTCAAGCGCAGATTGATCGTAAAGCAACTCAAGCAACTGGAGTACCGTGGTAATGAGTGAAGAACAAAA